GGTAAAAAGGCTTCAATGTTGGGGTTTGAATACAGGAAAAGGGTTTTAAGGTTATTGGATAAGGTTAAGGAAGAGTTGTCATTAAACGGGACACCGCCATCATAGATGTTGTCAAGAGCAAAGTCAAGCAAATTTATAGGTAAAGAATGAAACATAAAGATATTTTCCAAGAACAAGGATATGTGTTCGTCAAAAATTTTATTGATCCTGCTGTAGCAGATTACCTTTTTGAGTATCTAAGGTTTTCTACACATGCTATTGTATTATCAGGACAAAGTAAAGTAGCAATACAGGGAGATGAACAAGTTCCCGGTTCTTATGGTTCCCGACATGGTGATATGGCTTTTGATTCTTTAATGAAGCATATGCGGCCAAGAATGGAAGAAGTTACGGGCCTAGAGTTGTATCCTACCTATACTTACACTCGACTATACAAACCAGGTAACGAGCTTAAAAAACATACTGATAGGCCATCATGTGAAATCTCCTGTACATTGAAGCTTGGTGATACAGGAGAATATAATTGGCCTATTTGGATGAAAGATGCCGAATATAAGCTTGACAAAGGCGATGCAGTAGTGTACCGTGGTTGTGATTTGGAACATTGGCGAGAGGTGTGTGAAGGACCTCCTGAATATAGAATGGGTCAAGTATTCATGCACTATGTCGATAAAAATGGACCATATCCTGATTACAAATATGATAGAAGAACAGCAATGGCAAAGTTATTTGAAAAAGACCTATGACCACTAAAAAAACAAAACACTATATCAACAACTCGGATTTTTTGGCAGCGTTGATTGAATACCAAAAACAATGTGACATTGCCAAAAAAGAAAAGAAAAACGATCCGCCTATACCGAATTATCTAGGTGAATGTTTCTTGAAAATTGCGGAACACTTATCAAGAAAACCAAACTTCATTTCTTATTCTTTCCGTGATGAGATGATTGCCGATGGTATAGAAAATTGTTTAATGTATTTTCGTAACTTTGACCCGGTAAAGAGTAACAATCCATTTGCATATTTTACTCAAATCATATATTATGCTTTCTTACGTCGAATTCAAAAAGAGAAAAAACAATTATATGTAAAGTATAAGGCAACTGAACAAATTGGTATTCTAGATGAGTTCGAAATGTTTGAAGATGCCGATGGACACCAAAAACAATTTCAACTCTATGATAACATATCGGAGTTTATTCAGACGTTCGAGGAAAACAAACGTAAGAAAAAAGAAAACAAAACAAAAGGTCTAGAAAAATTTATTGATGAAATATGAAAAAAGGCAATAAAATATTATGAAATTATGTGTTCTCGGAGACACCCATTTTGGAGCTCGAGGTGATTCTTTAGAATTTCACAAATACTTCCAAAAGTTTTATGATGAAGTATTTTTTCCATACCTTATCGAAAATGATATCAACTGTGTGGTACAACTAGGCGATTTGTTTGATCGCCGAAAGTTTATCAATTTCAATACACTACATCTATGCCGTCAATACTTTTTTGACCGATGCCAGACTTTAGGTATTAAAGTACACACACTTCTTGGTAATCATGACATAGCATTTAAAAACACACTTGAGGTAAATTCAACAGGCTTGTTGTTGAACGAGTATGAAAATCTCGAATACTATGATGATTTTGATACATTAGAATTTGATGGTGTTTCTATTGATATTGTTCCTTGGATTTGTCCAGATAATGAGAATGAAATTTTTGAAAAAATAAAAAACAGTAAATCACAAATTTGTTTTGGTCATTTTGAGATAGATGGTTTTGAAATGGATCGAGGCAATGTTCATCAAGGTGGCCTTGACAGGAAAGCATTATCAAAGTATGATGTGGTGTTAAGTGGACACTTTCACCATAAATCTTCATCAGATAATATTACCTATGTTGGTACGCCATACGAAATGACATGGGCAGATTATAATGATCCAAAAGGATTTCATATCTTTGATACTGAAACAAGATCACTAGAATTCGTTGAAAACAAAAATCGAATGTTTTACAAACTAAACTACAAAGATGGTTTAGAACATTTTTCTGAAAATTATAAATCATTCGATTATTCTATCTATGAAGGTTGTTACGTTAAAGTCATAGTGATAGAGAAGATGAATCCTTTTTTATTTGATATTGTTATAGATAAGATTTATAAAGCAGGCGCTTGTGATGTTTCAATCGTCGAAGATTTTACCGAAGTAATTGCTGATGATGATAAAGACATTGTTGACCAAGCTGAAGATACAATGACAATCTTGTCCAAATATATTGACAATTTGCAGTTGCAAGTTGAATCGGATAAACTCAAGAATTTAATGAGAGAACTTTATGTGGAATCTCTCACGCTAGAAAAGGTAGAATGATGTACAAGACAATCTATAATAATCCTGATGAAAGACGTAGAATTACTTACACTTGGTGTTATTGGGATAATGCTTTTACAAAAGAAGAATTGGACAAAATGTGCCAGTTTTTTACCTCAAACGGTGTTGAAAGGGGTACAACAGTAGGTGAACACACTAAACAATTGGTCAATGAAGATGTTCGTGTTTCAAATGTAAAGTTTTATAATTATGGTGAAAACACTGCTTGGATTTTTGAAAGAATTAATTGGGTCATCGAGAGTATCAATGAAAGATTCTTTAATTACAATCTAAACGGATATGAATCTTTTCAGTACACTGAATATGAAGGTGATGAATTAGGTAAATACGATTTTCATCAAGATATGATTAATGGCAAAAACATGCCAGAAAATATGGATGAAACTAGAAAGTTATCCATGTCGCTGTTGTTAAACGAGCCTGGTGTAGACTTCGAGGGTGGAGAATTTCAAATAAATTCTGGCCAAGAATCTAATGCTGAAACTGTTGATTTGACCCGTGGTCGAATGATTTTCTTTCCTTCTTATGCCATACACAGAGTTGCTCCGGTGACAAAAGGCCGTAGAAAGTCTCTTGTTGTCTGGATTACTGGACCTAAATTTAAATAATGATTGTTTTTCGTAATGTAAGATGGCGAAATCTCTTAAGCACAGGCAATACGTTTACAGAGGTTAAGTTAAACGCCAACACAAACACACTTATTGTTGGAGAAAATGGCTCAGGTAAAAGCACAATGCTAGACGCTTTGTGCTTTGGTTTATTTGGTAAAGCGTTTCGCAATATCAATAAACCTCAGCTTGTAAATTCAATTAACGGTAAAGAATGTGTTGTAGAAGTGGAGTTTGATGTTGGTAATAAGTCATTCAAGATAATTCGTGGTATAAAACCAAGTGTATTTGAAATCTATCAGAATGGCGAACTGTTAAATCAAGATGCAGCTTCTAGAGACTATCAAGAATACTTAGAAAAGTTTATTCTCAAGCTAAACTACAAGTCTTTTACACAGATTGTAATTCTTGGTTCAGCATCTTTTACTCCTTTCATGCAGTTATCTGCTGCTGACCGTCGAGCCATTATTGAAGATTTGTTAGACATTCAAATCTTCTCAGTAATGAATAGTTTGGTAAAGAGTAAACTATCATCAAACAAAGATGAAATGGTTCAAAAGAAAAATGAGATTGAACTACTTAAACAGAAATATGATCTGAAGAAAGAACATCTAGATAAACTCAATCAGAATAACGAAGAGAAGGTAAAAGAGTATGATGGTGAGATACAGAGTAATAGAGAAACCATTGGCACATTATCTGACGAGATTGACATATTGGTCGAACGACTGTCCAGTTTGGATGACACTGTTGCAAAAGCGCCTGAGATTGAGAACAAGATTGCTTCGTACAAGAAAGTTGAGTCTCAGATTGAAAGCAAGATATCCAAAGTTCGAAATGATACACAGTTCTATGAACACAATGCTGATTGTCCAACTTGTAGGCAAGCCATTACCGTGGAGTTTAAAGAAACACTATGCTCTGAACTCTCATCGAAAGAGCATGAACTCAATGAGGCTCTCAAAGAATTACAAGCTAAGATAACGGCACATGAATCAATACTGAAGGTTGTTCGTAATGATGAAAAAGAAAGATCGAATGTTCGTATTGAATTGGCCACAACACAAACACTTATAAAAGGCTATAACGAAAACATCATTCGCCTTGAAAAAGAAATCAAAAATTTACAAACAAATAATGACAGTGTAGACCAGAGTGAACTTGTAAATCTACAAAATGAAATTAAAGAAACGCAATCTGAATTAAGGCAGTTACTTACTGATAAAACATACTATGATGCTGCATCTTTGTTACTCAAAGATACTGGTATTAAAACTAAAATTATTAAACAGTATTTGCCAATTATCAATAAATTGGTAAACAAATACCTATCGTCGTTAAACTTTTTTGTGAACTTTAATTTAGATGAATCTTTTAAAGAAACTATCAAGTCTCGCCATCGTGACGATTTTAGTTATCACAATTTTTCAGAAGGTGAAAAACAAAGAATTGATATGGCATTGATGTTGACTTGGCGTGCTGTGGCTAAGTTAAAGAATTCCGCAAATACAAATTTGTTGATACTTGATGAAACATTTGATTCTAGTTTAGATGTTGGTGGCACAGAAGAGTTGATGAAGATTCTTCACATGCTAGAGGGTGTAAATTTGTTTGTTATCAGCCACAAAGGTGATATCTTACAAGATAAATTTATCACAGCTATTCGTTTTGCAAAAGAAAAAAACTTCTCAAAGGTGATGAGATGAAATTGATAAGTGAATATATGAGTGAGAATGGCGAAAGGACTGCCAAGGTCTATGTGAACGAAGAAGAAAAGAAATTCGTAGTTTCATTTAAAGATGTTTTTGGAGTACACTATACATCCAAATTTACTAAACTACAATCAGCAGAAGATTCTGCGGAGGATTATGTGCTATGAGTGATGATATTTTAAAGATTGATACATCCGTCAACTTGGGAAAAACAGAAGTAATTGAACCTTTACCAGTATACGATGACAATTCTCCAATGTTAAGAATGGTAATGCCTGAGTATACAGACCCATTACCTTCACCAGCAATGAACAAGTTGATTAAACAACTTCATTTAACTCGACAGAAGTATAAAGGCCTTGGTTTATCCGCTAATCAATGCGGCATAATGAAAAGAGTTTTTGTTATTGGTTATGAGGACATGGAACTTGCCTTTATTAATCCAAAGGTAATCAATATGTCGGATGATTTGAAAAAAGAACCTGAAGGTTGCCTCTCTTACCCAGGTTTATTTCTTAAAATAAGCAGGCCTAGTTGGATTGAAGTAGAGTTTATCAATCAAAATGGTGAAACAAAAACTACTACACTGAGTGGTCTAACTGCCAGATGTTTCTTACATGAATTAGATCACATGAACGGTATCAGATTTGTTGAACATGCAGGTTCATTAGCAATTAAAATGGCAAAGCAAAAACAACAAAAGATGCTTAAAAAGATAAAGAGAGCTGTGAAAAATAATGAGTTATCGATTTGATCCAAAAGATGATGTAGAAACACAATGGGATAAATGGAGAGATTCCGGCATTGTGTATGAGAACATTGATGAGAGTGATCTTCGGGAGAGGGTCATTCGTGATTTGTCCTATGTTTCACAAATGGATGTTAAAGAGTATACTTTGTTCCAGAAATGGTGTGAAGTGCAAGATAGATATCCATCTATTGTGGTCAATGATTTGTGGGAAGGAGAGAAACGAGTCATCTCCGACCCGAATCAACAGAAGGCTATTGATGAAATCAAGAGCAACTTTTGGGTACAAAACGATGTTGATGATTACTTAAACATTGAGCCAGAACTCCTATATACAAATAAAGAAGATGATTTACCTGAGTTGTGGAATTGTATACGTACATTTTCTTCAACGATGAAAAACAATTCTAATATTGGTCGTAACTTAAATTTTGTTGTACGTGATAAAGTAACTAAAAAGTATCTTGGTGTTACTTGCATCAGTTCAGACTTTCTTGATTTAACACCAAGAGATAACTTTATTGGCTGGGAAAGAGAAAAGAAAACTCAGGGTGGTATGATTAATCATACAGCCATTGGTTCAACAATTGTTCCACTACAACCTCTCGGTTTTAATTATGTTGGTGGTAAATTGTTAGCACTTCTTTGCTTGTCAACACCAATTCAAGAATTATGGGAAAACTTATATGGTGATAAACTTGTTGGTATAACCACGACTTCTTTGTATGGTAAAACAAAGGCCGGTGGTCTGTCTCAATACGATAATCTAGATTTTTGGCAGCCAATGGGTTTTACTTCAGGCTCAGTTTCATTTGAACCTCTGGCAGAAACACGTTACATGATTCGTGAGTGGTTAAAAACAAATCACACCAGAAAATATTTTGAGTGGTATGTTGCAAAGAAACCATCTGGTCAACCACATAAACGTGACCATAAAAACAGATCGCTGTCTTTTGCATACAACAAACTTTCTGTACCAAAAGAATTGATTCGTTCCGAACATGCAAGAGGAATTTATTTTTCGCCATTGTATGATAAGACTTGTGAATTTCTTCGTGGCGAAAATGATGGCAGTAACATGGTAAAATTATTTGATACAAGTGTCGAGAATCTTACCAATGTTTGGAAACAAAAACATGCCAAACCGAGAATCAAACAATTGGCAAAGAAAGGTAGAATATCTACCGAAAACCTTTTTTATGATGATCTTGCCGTCTTAACCTGGCAAGAAACAAAAGATAAATATTTGCCTCAAGTGGGTCGATAATCTGATATAATCTTTTCTAGTGCGGTGAGTCCGAGACAGCCTTCCCCCGAAGGTAGAGAGGTTTAACTCCTCTGAACCGCTCCACCCTTATCAAAGTGATAACTGTTGCAAATACCGCAACAGGTTGACAAACCTCCACTTTTGTGTTACCATTAACCTATACTGACAAAGGTTAACGATATGACAACTTTTACTGTTGAACAAAAGTCTCAGCTTGCTAAACTTATGGCAACTGAGAACCTTACGGTCGAACACCAAAAAATTCGAACTGCTATGTTCGATACAAAAAACCGTGTTCTCTACTTGCCAATTTGGCAAAATATGTCTGGCCACCTTTATGACCTTTTGACCGGTCATGAAGTTGGCCATGCTTTGTACACTCCTGCGGAAGGTTGGCATGATGTTGCTACCGACAAGTCTAAAGGCAAAGGATACAAATCATTCCTAAATGTTCTCGAAGATGCTCGAATCGAGAAAAAAGTAATTCGTAAATACCCCGGTCTTCGGCTTTCTTTCCGCAAAGCTTTCAATGACCTATTTGAGCGTGATTTCTTTGGCATTAAAGATCAAAACATTGACAGCCTTTCCTTTATTGATCGATTGAATTTGTACACCAAGAGCCAATACTCTTTAGATATCGGTTTTACCGATGAAGAGCAATTGATGGTTCAAGAAGTACAAGCTCTAGAAACTTGGGAAGATGTAGTAAAACTAGCCGATAAAATTTACCAATATTCTAAAGAAGAGCAATACCAACTGGAAACGATTCAAGATTTTTCCAATTCCAACGGCTCTTATGATGGTGAAGAAGAATTTGATTTCGATGATATTGAATCTGAAGAAGATGAAACCGATGGTGAACCAGATTCAACTTCTGAAGGTGGTGATAAAAACTCCAATCCGGAAAATTCTGAAAACTCCCAAGATGATTTCAATTCTGAAGGTGAAAAATCCAATGGATCAAATCTAGAATCTAGAAAAGAATCACAAAATTCTTTTGATAATGGCTTCGATGATTTTTCACCTGGATGCCAAACAGATGAACAGTATCGCAAGAATGAAGATAAACTTTTGGATGAAAAATGCAAACCTTACTTGTATTTGAATATGCCAACTCCGAATTTGGATGTCATTGTTACTCCTGCAAAGCGAGTACAACAACTTCTATCGGATAGTTTTGCTTCACAGATTGCTATAAATCGGTTCACGGCAAATGATGTAAACAAATTTGTTCAAGATTTCAAAACCAAAAACGAAAAGTATATCAACCTTTTGGTGAAAGAGTTTGAAATGCGTAAGGCTGCAAAAGCTTTTAGCAAATCAAAACAATCGGATACTGGTGATATTGATGTTTCCAAATTGTCTCTTTACAAGTTTGATGATAATATTTTCCGTAAACTTACGATTGTGCCAAAAGGCAAATCGCATGGCATGATTCTTCTTTTGGATTATTCTGGTTCCATGTCACAAAACATGGCCGGCTCGATTGAACAAATTCTTGTTTTATCTTTGTTTTGCCGTAAAGTGAATATTCCTTTTCATGTTTATGCGTTTTCAAATTGCACAGCCACATGGTATATTGATAACGAAAAATCTTATGATGTAAGAAAGCCAGAATCTTTTAGTCAAAATCTAAATGAATTTGGTTCCTCTGATCTTATTCTTCGTGAATACTTGAACTCAAATATGGGAAATGCTGAGTTTAACAAAGCATTGAAGAATATGATTTTGCTGAAAATGTCGTATGCTGGTCGTGGCACTCGGTATATTATGCGGCCACAAAGTGAATCGTTATCAAATACACCAATGAATGAGGCGATCATAGCAATGAAACCTATTATGGAAAAATTCAAGAAAACCAATAACTTGGATATTACAAATTTGGTCATTGTTCATGACGGTGAATCTGATGATATCAATCGCTATCACAAAGAGCCCAATGAAGAAAATTCTGGGTATACTGGTTGGTACAATACTACTTCACAAAACGTGATTATGCAGGATAAAAAAATAAAGTTTCAATCAAAAATTGAAACTAATTTGAATCAATCTCTTTTGAAGTGGTTTTCACAAACGACTGGTTCTAAAATTTTTGGTTTCTTTATTGTTCCACCAACCAACATTAGTCGGGTATTGATGTCAAAATACTGTGATAAGAATGGTAATCATTTGCCTTACAATGCCGATATGTGGGATATAAAGAAAGAATTAGCTAAAAAATTCAGAAAAGAAAAATACCTTCTTTCTAAGAACCCTGGATTTGATTCATTTTTCTTTATAAATGGTGGTGATGATCTTTTGGCTGAAGATGAGGAACTTGAAATTGAAGGTAAAATAACTTCGGCTAAATTGAAAAATGCCTTCATGAAATATAATAAGAGCAAACAAATCAATCGAATTCTTGTTTCTAAATTCATTGAAGGTATTGCAACTTGATGTTGTTTATTGGCAACAGCCCTTGACAAAGGGCTGTTTTTTTGATATAATTGTTGTACAACATTGATATGGAGTTTACATTATGACTAAGCGTGAAATGACCCGTCAAAAGTTTCTAGAAGCTCTCCAAGGTCTGGGTAAAGCCCAAGTGACTAAAACGGAGATTAAGCAAGTGTGTGAAACTTTGGGAATTTCTGGTGCTTCATGGTTTACTAAAGAAGAAACAAACAAAGTTTCCCGTGGCCTTTACCGAGTTCCTGCTGCCACTGTTGATACTGTTAATATGCAGGCTCAAGTTATTCCTATGACCAAAGCCATGGAAAAATCCACAAACAAAATCGTTAATGTTCAAACTGATTTGGACAGCGTTGATTTGATTCCTAAACAATACAAAAACTATGTTCCTTTTGGTGATTTTGAGGATATTGTTTCGATTGTTTCTTCGAAAAAGTTTTTCCCTGTTTTCGTTACTGGTCATTCTGGTAACGGTAAAACCATGAGCATCGAACAAGCCTGTGCAAAGGCAAAACGAAAATTCATTTGTATTTCGATGACACCTGAAACCGATGAAGGTGATCTTCTTGGTAATTATGTTCTGATTAATGGCAATATGGAATGGCGTGATGGTCCTGTGACCACTGCTGCTCGTCAAGGTGCTGTTCTGTGTATCGATGAGATTGACTATGGTGCTCAGAATCTATCTTGCCTTCAGCGTGTTCTAGAAGGTAAACCTTTCATGCTCAAAAAGAAAGGTGAACTGATTGTTCCTGCTGAAGGGTTCACTATCTTTGCTACCGCAAATACTAAAGGTAAAGGTTCTGATGACGGTCGTTATATGTTCACCAATGTTCTGAACGAAGCATTTCTTGAGCGTTTTCTGAACACTTACGAACAGAAGTGGCCTCCTGTTAAAATCGAAAAGAAAATCATCGAAAAGGAACTACAATCTGTTGGTCGTGAAGATGCCGATTTCTCTGATAAATTGGTATTGTGGGCTGATACAATTCGCCGAACTTTCGATGATGGTGGTTGTGATGAAGTGATTTCTACTCGCCGTTTGGTGCATATCGTAAATACTTATGGTATTCACGGTGATAAAATGAAATCAATTTCGCTCTGCCTAAATCGCTTTGATGAAGATACTAAGGCAAGTTTTCTCGATCTGTATAGCAAAATTGATGCCGGTGTTAATCCTGAAGAAATAACACCTGCTCCGGAAGTTTCAGCTCCTGTTGAACCAGAACAACCTTTCTAATCAATTTCAGCCCATCGGTTAAGATGGGCTATTTTTTTATCTTTTACCTGACTAACTGTTGACAAACAAAGAAGGTAAGTTTATAATTGTCAACTTGAGAGAACGGTCTCCTCTCAACCGTTTTTAATGTGAGACCAATTTATGGAGTTTGTTATGCCTAACTATTCTAACATGTCTGCAAAAGAAAAAATCCTTGCTTATCTTTCGAAAGAAGATGGCTACAACACTTTGACCGTTGCACAAGCTCGTGCTCGCTTCAAAATCGATAATGTGACTGCCCGTATCGATGAACTCCGCAAAGAGGGATATGCGATTTATACCAATCGTAAAACTCTCGCCGATGGCCGCAAGATTCAATACTACAAACTAGGCAAGCCAACTAAGAAAGTTGTCGCCGCTGGTGTAGAATATCTTCGTATGCAAGGTATCAATGCTTTTGCCTAATTTGGGCTAGAAAAAGCATCGAGGAAGTAATACATATAGGTGTTACTTCCTCTTTTTATTTTATGGGTGAATTATGGAAATTGAAGTTAAGATTGATGATTTGAAGAAAAATAAAATATTTGTTGCTACGCCGATGTATGGCGGTATGTCACATGGACTGTATGTAAAGTCCTGCCTCGATTTACAAACAGTTATGACACAATACGGTGTAGAAACCAAATTTTCATTTCTGTTTAATGAATCACTCATTACCAGAGCAAGAAATTATTTGGTAGACGAGTTTCTCCGCTCAGGTTACACACACTTACTTTTCATTGACTCGGATATTCATTACAATCCGCAAGATGTTTTAGCTCTGTTGGCATTAGATAAGGATGTTATTGGTGCTCCTTATCCAAAAAAATCTATTAACTGGGGTAATGTGGCTACAGCTGCACGAACACACCCAAATATGGAACCAAAAGAACTTGAAAACCTTGTTGGTGAATATGTATTCAATGTAGTGAAAGGCACACAACACTTTCAAGTTACCGAACCCTTAGAAGTGATGGAAATTGGAACAGGTTTCATGTTGGTAAAACGTAACGTGTTTGAAAGAATGGAAGTGGAATATCCAAACATTCGATACAAGCCAGATCATGTTGGTCAAGCCAACTTTGATGGATCACGTTACATTCATGCCTACTTTGATACAGTAATTGACCACAAAGATTCTATCACTGGTGGTGGATCAGAACGCTATCTATCAGAAGATTACATGTTCTGCCAAATGTGGCGTAAAATGGGCGGTAAAATCTATCTGTGTCCTTGGATGAGAACACAACATATTGGTACTTACGCTTTCACAGGTAATATGCCTGCTGTTGCTCAATTCACTGGAAGGCTGTAATGCAAGAGCAAGGTCGTAAATTTGATGGAGGCAAACTAGAATATGGTTTGCTTCCACCTTTGGCTTTAAAAGCCACAGTTGATGTTCTTACCTTTGGTGCTCAAAAGTATGAACGTGATAATTGGAAAAAAGTTTCTGATTCCAAACGTAGATACTTTGATGCCATGCAAAGACATATCTGGGCATGGAAAGAAGGTGAAGTAAATGATCCTGAATCTGGTCGCCATCACTTAGCTCATGCTATGTGTTGCCTCATGTTTCTGTATGAACATGATATACTATATTCAGTAGATGACAATTCTTAATTATGGAGTAAAACATGAAGTTATCAAATGATACCCTTTCTGTACTAAAAAACTTTGGTTCTATCAATCAAGGTTTGTTTTTCAAAAAAGGTAACACACTAAAGACAGTTTCTTCTCATAAAAATATTCTCGCTCAAGTGGATATTAAAGAAGATATTCCTACTGATTTTGGTGTTTATGACCTAAACAATTTTCTTTCTGTAGTTTCTCTACACAAAGATGACCCGTCTTTCGATTTCGACGACAAGCATGTGGTGATCGTTGGTAATAAAGGTCGTAGTAAAATCAAATATCGTTTTTGTGATCCAAAAATGATTAACACACCACCCGAAAAAGATATTGCAATGCCAGAACCAGAAATCAAGTTCGAATTTTCTTCGGAAGATTTCGAATGGATTCTACGTGCTGCGTCTGTTCTATCTTCTCCTCATGTGGCTATTCAATCTGATGGTGAAGAAGTTCATATCGTCACACTCGACCTTCAAAATGACTCTTCGCATACCGACTCTCTTAAACTAAATGTTAAGGGTGATGGTAACAAATACAAGATGATTTTCAAAACAGAAAACATCACTAAAGTTATGCCCGGTTCTTATGATGTTTTTATTTCTTCAAAAGGAATCTCCCGTTGGAATAACAAAAACATCGCTCTAAAATACTGGATCACTACTGAATCTGGAAGCAAATTCGAAAGGTCTGAATAATGGCTTTATATAACTTTACAAATGTTTTTGAAGGTAATGCATCAGACACTATCGCTATCAACTCTGACTATGTTGTAGCCGTGTATGAAACATTGTATCCTAATCCTGATACAAATGAACTTGATGCTGTCACGAATATTTTTACCTCAAATAGTATTACATACCAAGTTAGAGAGAATTACTTAACTGTAATTGCCACATTAAACTCTAACAACTGATACAATTACACTTTATTATGATTTACGTGAGGACTAAAAATGGAACATCTATTGTGGACAGAGAAGTATCGTCCCAAAACCATCGAAGATTGTATTCTCCCGGAACGGCTAAAGAAGCCGTTTCAGGAGTACGTCAATCAACAAAACATTCCAAATCTTCTCTTGAGTGGTGGAGCGGGCGTTGGGAAAACAACAGTAGCGAAAGCTCTGTGCAACGAGATCGGCTGCGACTACATCGTAATCAATGGTTCTGATGAAAGAAACATCGACACATTTCGTGTAACGATTAAGAACTATGCTTCATCTATGTCTTTGTCTGGTGGCCGCAAGGTCATCATCATTGATGAAGCTGATTATCTGAATCCAAATTCGACACAGCCTGCTCTTCGTAATGCTATAGAAGAGTTTGCAAGTAATTGCTCTTTCATCTTTACTTGTAACTACAAGAATCGAATCATTGAGCCGTTGCATAGTCGCTGTGCTGTCGTTGAATTCAATTTGAAGAATGGTGAGAAGGCTAAGATGGCTTCTCTCTTTTTCATGAGAATTCAATCGATTTTGCAAAGTGAAAAAGTCGAGTATGATGACAAGGTCCTGGCTGAGCTCATCAAGAAACACTTTCCAGACTTTCGCCGTATCATCAATGAGCTGCAGCGTTACTCTCAGTTTGGTAAGATCGATACTGGTATCCTGTCGCAGATTGGTGATATAACCCTTACTGAGCTGATTGGCTACCTGAAGTCGAAAGACTTTTCTAATGTCCGGAAGTGGGTGGCCAGCCATGACATTGATCCTGCCACCATGTACAGGAAGATTTACGATTCGCTAAATGAGTTGCTAAAGCCGCAATCCGTTCCGCAGGCCATAATTATTTTAGCGGATTATCAGTATAAAGCGGCATTTGTCGCTGACCAGGAGATAAATACTTTGGCTATGCTCACGGAAATCATGGTCGATTGCGAGTTTTTATGAGTTTACACAGAAGCGATATCACAATTGAAGAAGGTTTAAAAGTATTTGACGAACCTGCTAAAAGACTTGCTAAGTTGGTGATTCCAAAAATCATTGACTCGATAGTTGAAGTTCAAGAGCACCCAAACAAATACAGTATAGATTTGATTGGATATCAAAGTGAAGATTCTCCTGTGGCCTACATTGAGGTTGAAACTTCCCACTCTTGGAAAACTGTAAATTTCCCTTGGAAAAGACTATCGTATCTTGAAGAGAGAAAGGGTCGATACCTCTACAAAGAAGAGTATCTTAATTTGAATATGTACTTTGTAATGTTCAATAAAGATTTTACAAGTTTTGCCATCACAGACAGAAATTCTATATTAAAATCTCCTGTGGAATCACATGTCAGAACTTGGAGAGGAAAAGAGCCAGAGAAGTTTAGAATGATTGACCGAAAAGACTTCGATGTTTATATCGTGAAAGATTTGTTGTGAAGGGAGAAACCAATGCTATTTTCCAATGGATACGTGATGACTTTGATTCCCATCCTGCCCGTTTTGTCATTGAGCTTTTGGCTTGGGGCATTAGCATTGGGTGTAGCCTTACTATGGCGATCACAGTCCCTAATCCTCCACTCCTCACTCTTTACCCTGCTTGGATTACTGGCTGCATCATGTATTCTTGGGCTGCTTATTCTAGGAAATCGTTTGGCATGCTGGCTAACTATTTGCTCATAACTGCAATAGATACATTTGGACTGATTAGGATGTTGACATGAACCCTTTTGATTATGTAAATGCTATATTAAAGAGTAAAGAAAAACTAATTGTTGATGATATAACTGAGAAAGGATACGAACCATTTCTAGTAAACCGATCTTTGTCTTATCATAAAGACTGTGTGTTCTATGCAAATGAGATGAATCGGAGGCACCATTTAGATAAAAAATTACAAAATGATTTCCTTCTAAATACCATCAGGTCCCAGAAAAGGACTTTTGCTAAGTGGGTTAAGCGTGAAAAAAGTGAAGATATAGAATGTGTTAAATTAGTCTATGGTTTCTCTGACTCAAAATCCCGTGAGGCATTACGCCTACTTAGCAATGAACAAATCCAACAACTAAAAGAACAAACCGAGATCGGTGGATTAAGGAAATGATATGGTTGATTTATCCAAGTTTGTTGAGGTGAAACTCAACGAACAGGACGATTTTCTAAAGGTAAGAGAAACTTTGACTAGGATTGGAGTATCATCCAGAAAAGAAAAAGTCCTGTATCAGTCTTGCCACATTTTACATAAACAAGGCAAGTATTACATTGTACATTTTAAAGAGTTATTTGCATTAGATGGTAAACCCTCAAATCTCTCTGAAAATGATATACAAAGAAGAAATGCAATTGCTAATTTGCTAGAAGAGTGGGGTTTAGTTAAAATTATGAACCGATCTATTTTAGAAAATAATATAGCACCACTGCATCAAATTAAAATTATCTCTTTTAAAGAGAAAGATCAGTGGGAACTGATAACAAAATATAATATAGGCAAAAAATCACAAGATTACTAATATGGTGATTAATTATGACAAAAGTGAAAAACAAATCTATCAAGTTAGTGAATAAATATACTAAAGAAGAAGTGTACACAAGAGACTATGATAATGTGGTTAAAGACGGCAACAACGAGTTTATTCGTGTTTTCGAATCACATAATCCTAACCGAACTTTTCTTGTCAACCGACAGGCTTTTGTGGTTGTCAAGTAAGTAGTGGCGCCTAATGGGCCACTTTATTAACTTGCTTAAAAAAAGGAGAAAATATGACTATTACTGGTCGATTTGGTCCAATGGTTCTTAATCAGACATTGGGTTTTGAAAATTTTATTCGTGACGTTGAAGCAATTCTAAATGATTCTAGACCAACAAACAATTTTCCACCACATAACATCATCAAAGCAGATGAAAACAAATATGTGGTAGAACTTGCTGTTGCTGGTTTTAGTAAAGACGAAATTGATATCGAAGTGCAGGATAATACTTTGACTATCAAAGGTGATAAGAAAGTCGGTACACCCGATGTTCAATACCTACACCGTGGAATTGGCACACGATCTTTTACTAAAGCAATCACAATCGCTGACACCATTGAAGTAAAAGGTGCAGAGTTCAAAGATGGTATTCTACGCATTGGACTTGAGAACATCATTCCAGAGCATAAGAAACCACGTAAGATTGAAATTGGCAATGAACTAAAGACGTTTGAACCTCAACTTCTACAAGAAGAAAAACAAACGGCTTAATTTCTTGGGGCTTCGGCCTCATCTATATTATGAACACACCAATAACAATGCTGGTTCATACTCATAAAGAGTACGCTTTCAATTTTGATTCGAAGTGGGTTAAGTATTTCTACGCCGCATCTTCCGATCCAAATGAATGGCATCCTTCTGTTGGTAATTTTACCAATGTGTACGAAGGAGAAAACACCATTAAGAAATTTTACAAGTATTATTCACACATAAGTGAATTAGAATTTCTTAAAGCTATGGGTCAACAATCAACAGAATATTATGCTGCTAATCACATAGATTCTGATTACATTGGATGTGGTTCATATAGAAGATATTTGGCAGTTGAGAATGGTGTTGGTTATACAGGAGAAAAATTAGAAGTTCCTGCTAATGAAGATTCATGCAGGTTTTTAACTTCTGATTCTCAGATGAATCGTGCTCTAGATTATCTACAATCTGCTGATGTAGTTTGTAGTAGATTTAGAATGATGCACAATTCAATTGAAAGACAATATTTGGAATCACAACTTCCAGAATATTGGTTTCTTTTCAAACAAGGTATAGAAACTCTTTTTCCTGAATACAAACGACATATGATTTGGTTCACAGATTATAGTATCTGTAACTATGAATGTGTTTATGTAATGCCAAAATCATGGTTCAAGAAAATGTTTGGTGAATATTTTGCCATCATGGAATATATTTGGCAAAATTGCGAAGAAGTATATCCGGATAAAAACAAGAGGAGTTGGCACTGCTCTGAACCTTTTCCATGGAGATATCCTGGATTTCTAAATGAAAGGTTCGTTCCGTTCTTTATGTACGCTAATGGGCTAAGGAAAATCGAAGTTCCTTTAGCGTTTTTATCATGAAAGAAAAATATCTTGAATCTTATATGGGTGTGGCTGAAATCTTTGCTAGACAGTCATCGGCAAAGAGATTGCAAGTTGGTGCCATTGTAGTCAAAGATGATCGTATCATTAGTATAGGTTACAATGGAATGCCATCAGGTTGGGATAATGTGTGTGAAAATATTAATGAAGATGGTACGTTAAAAACAAAACCAGAGGTGCTTCATGCTGAAATGAATGCTATAGCCAAATTAGCAAGAAGTAACGAATCTGGTTTAAACTCCACTATGTTCATCACACATGCACCATGCATTGAGTGTGCTAAATTGATATATCAATCTGGCATTAAAAAAGTTTTTTATAAAAATGAATACAGATCACAAGATGGTATAGATTTTCTTAAAAAATGTAATATCGATATTAATAAACTATAAGGAGAAGTTATGTCGCAGGTAAAAGGTACTAAAACTGAATTGAATTTGAAAGAAGCATTTGCTGGTGAATCGCAGGCGAATCGTCGTTATTTGTATTTCGCTAACATGTGTGATATTGCTGGCGCTCAAGAAGTAGCAGCTGTTTTCCGCCATACTGCTGAGGGAGAAACAGGTCATGCTCACGGTCATATGGAATACTTGATCGAAGGCGGTGCTGGTGATCCTGCAACAGGAATGCCTGCAAAGAGCATTGTTCAGGCTCTCGAATCATCCATCGAAGGTGAAACTCATGAATATACCGACATGTATCCAGGTATGGCTAAAACTGCTCGTGAAGAAGGCTTCGAAGAAATTGCCGATTGGTTTGAAACTCTAGCAAAAGCAGAACGCAGCCATGCAGGTAAGTTTAAGAAAACTCTTGAGGCATACAAACAAGAAATTGGTGCTTAATTGCCACTTTTTTGAATTGTATATTGTATAATATTATTTTTATTGTTAAGGAAAAATATGAACATTCGTGAACTAGCAAAAAAACTTGCTATCGATAACAAAATGATTCATGCTGAAAAGTATGATTTATATTATCGTGATTATGATAACATGGTAGAAGTTTTGGGTTGGGTTCAAGACCCTTTGATTAATGCTTCTGATTTCAATGGAAGAGAAATGCTCATTCCAAATCGGTGGGTTACATTGGGAGTTCTAGATGCTAATATGGGAGTCAATGTATGACCGTTAAATTAATTACACTTAAAACTAACCACACTCTCATCGGAGAAATTGTTGATGAAGGTAATGTTGGTGTAAAAATAAAACAACCAGTTCAAGTTGTTGTTCAGCCAACAAAAGATGGCCCAATGATGGGTTTTGTTCCGTTTGTTGACTTTAGTGAGGACTTTAAAACTGGATTTGTAATTAATAATAACGACATTTTATTTACAAGTTCGCCTGTAAGAGAACTCGAAAATCAGTATAATAAGATGTTCGGTTCTGGTATCGAAATCGCTTCTTCAATTCCTAAATTATAATGAATGACAAATAATTATTATACAAATGTTTCATGCCTCGGAAGTAATATTCTCTTCCGAGGTGTTAAAGACGGCCGGCGTGTTAAGTATAAAGTTGCTTACACGCCGACTTTGTTTTTGAAATCAAATAAACCTAGCAAGTATAAATCTCTTGATGGTTTGAGTTTAGAGACAATAAAGTTTCAGACCATTCGTGAATCGAGAGACTTTGTTCGTCAGTATAATGACGTTGAAGGATTTAAAATCTTTGGTAATGACCGTTATGAATACGCTTTCATTGCTGATACATTCAAAGGTGACATTAATTGGAACTTTGATGATCTTTCTATTGCTATAATCGATATTGAAGTTGGATCAGAAAATGGTTTTCCTGACCCATACAAAGTCACAGAGCCTATCACTGCCATTGGAATAAAATATATTAATGGAAAAATGATTGTCTATGGTTGTGGTGACTATGACAATCAACGTGATGATGTTACCTACATCAAGTGTAAGAGTGAAATCGACCTGTGTAAAAAATTCATCGATGATTGGCAACAAAACTGTCCTGATGCAATCAGTGGATGGAATATTCGTTTCTTTGATATTCCATATCTGGTCAATCGAATCAATAACCTTTTGGGTGAAGAAGAAGTAAAGAAACTTTCACCATGGGGTATCATAAACACAAAAAAGATTACAAAGATTAATCGTGACCTTGATGTTTATGATTTACTTGGTGTTCCAACACTAGATTATATCGAACTGTATAGATGGTACGCTCCGGCTGGTAAGTCACAAGAATCTTATCGGCTAGATCACATCGCCAGCGTTGAACTGAATGAGAACAAACTTTCATATGACGAATATGAAAACTTACATTCATTATATCGTTTAAACTTTCAAAAGTTTATTGATTATAACATTAAAGACGTTGAGCTTGTACTGAAGTTGGAAGAAAAACTTAAATTGATTGAATTGGGTTTGACTTTGGCTTACGATACAAAAACAAACTATGAGGACATTTTCGCACAAACGAGAATGTGGGATTCTTTGATCTATAATTATCTTTTAGACAAAGATATCATTGTTCCACCAAAAACGGTAAAAAATAAGAGTTCGGCTTTTGAGGGTGCTTATGTGAAAGAACCCCAAGTCGGTGTTCATGAATATGTTGCTTCATTTGACTTGAACTCTCTCTATCCACACTTGATGATGATGTACAACATTTCACCAGAAACTCTTATTGATACAGAGGATTACACGGATGAAATGCGTGATATTCTTTCAGCAGGCGTAAATGTCGAGAAACTATTAATGAGACAGGTTGACACTTCAAAACTCATTGATGCTACAATTACACCAAACGGTCAACTTTTTAGAACTGACTTTCAAGGTTTTCTTCCTAAGATGTTGGAAGAAATGTATGAAGGTCGTAAAAAATTTAAGAAGATGATGTTGCAGGCGAAACAAGAATATGAAAAAGAAAATGACGATGAAAAGAAATATGAAATCGAAAAAAGAATTGCACGATATGATAATCTTCAACTAGCGAAGAAAGTCTCCCTCAATTCTGCTTACGGTGCTCTTGGTAGTCAATACTTCCGTTTTTATGATTTGAGAATGGCACTTGGCGTTACTACAGCGGGCCAATTATCCATTCGTTGGATTGAAAATAAACTAAATGAATATTTAAATAAGTTATTAAGTACAAATAATGAAGATTACGTTATCGCCTCAGACACAGATTCGATTTATCTTAATCTTGGTCCGCTTGTTAAAAAGGTGTATGTTGCGGGAGAAAAAGTTCCTTCATCTAGAATCAAGATCATCGAGTTCATGGATAAAGTCTGCGAGCAGAAGATACAACCGTTCATTGATGAAAGTTACAAGGATCTTGCTACGTATGTTCGTGCATACGCCCAAAAAATGCAAATGAAACGTGAAGCATTATCTGATCGTGGCATTTGGACTGCAAAGAAAAGATATATTCTAAACGTACACAACAATGAAGGTGTTCAATATAAAGAACCTCAAATGAAAGTTATGGGTATGGAGATGGTTAAATCTTCAACGCCTGCTGCTATTCGGGAAAAAATGAAACAGGCTATTCACATTATGTTGAATGGTAAAGAAGGTGATATTCATGACTTCATTGAAGAATTTAGAGAGAAGTTTAAACAATTGCCTCCTGAAGAAGTATCTTTTCCCAGAGGATTGAATGGTTTGAAAGATTATTCTGATACCGCTACTCTATATAAAAAAGGGACACCGATTCATGTCAAGGGTGCTTTACTATACAACAATCGGTTGGAATCTTTGAAGTTAGATAAAAAATATCCAAGGATTCAAGAAGGTGAGAAAATTAAATTTACTTACCTAAAACAACCGAATCCTTTAAAAGATATGGTCATTTCTTATCCAACGAGATTGCCACCAGAGTTTGGTCTCCATGATTTTGTTGATTATGATACGCAGTTTGAAAAGTCATTTTTGGAACCAATTAAAGTGATTCTCGACTGTATGGGATGGACAACAGAAAAAACCAATTCATTAGACAGCTTTTTCTCATGACACAATTTATATTACCTTTTTTGACCGCCATTGCTCTTTCGGGCGTGGCGGCTTATTATTCGGTAATAGGACTTGCACAGATATTTCCTGGATCTTATTGGCCGGTTATAATCATGGGCACAGTTTTAGAAATAGCAAAATTGGTGACAGTATCATGGTTACATAATCATTGGAAAGAAACATTCTCTGCACTCAAGTTTTATTTTTTGATTGCAGTGATATTGCTTATGGCAATTACTTCAATGGGTATTTTTGGTTACCTATCAAAGGCCCATATTGAACACTCATCAAACATATCACCTTTAGCCGCAAAGGTAGAAATTTATGACAAAAAGATTGAAGCACTCCAAGCGACCATTGAGAGGAATGACAAGAACCTTAGTCAGTATGATGCATCTGTCGATGAAATTATGGGCAGGTCGAAAGACGAAAGGGGCGCCGAGAGGGCATCACAGATACGCAAGGCCCAACAGAAAGACCGTGAGAGAATCGCTTCTGAAAATGCAAGGCTTCAAAAAGAAATACAAAACCTCACGGAAGAAAAACTCCCTTTATCCTTGGAAGTTAAGAAGGCTGAATCAGATTTGGGACCTATCAAATACGTGGCAGAAGTAGTATATGGTACACAAGACCGTGATTTGATTGATAAAGCAGTTCGACTGGTAATTTTTATTATTATTATCGTGTTTGATCCACTTGCTGTTTTGCTGTTAGTAGCATCAAATCAAACTTATAGAAAATATGCAGCTGATAAAGTGGACATTTTACCAGAAATTAAGGCAAGAAAGAGGAAAAAGATTGACAAACAGCCCGCTAATAGTTTAGACTCTTTTTTTGTTGATACAGAACACGAAGTAATACACAAATCAAAAATTGCCAATTTTGAGGATGATTCAAAACCATGAGGGAAGTAATTGAACTTTTTCCTGTTCCTCTGTATAGAAATAATATTTTCGTTGATGAGGACACAAGACGCTTTGTAATGAACTGTAAATACGTAAGAAACGATAATGGTTTGTTCACTGATGCCAAACTTCTCGATCTTCCAGAACTTTCTGATCTCAAACACCTGATTCTCAGAGAAGTTGAATATTATGTATATGATTATTTGAAAGTTGTAAAAAATGTTGAGGTATACATTACATCATCATGGGCAGTAAAACACCAGAGAGGTGATTGGGCACAACCACATCACCATAGTAATAGTATTTTCAGTGGTGTTTTATATGTTAATGTCGATGAAAAAAGTGGTAACATAAAGTTTGTTCGTGATTCTAGGGCATATAATGTTTGGCCAATTTCTGTTTGTCCTGATGTTGAGGAAGAAAACAGAATTAGTTCTGTTGATTGGGTTGTAACGCCAAAAATAAATGACATACTAATTTTTCCATCTCATCTAACACACGAAGTTTCGAGAAATATTTCAGGTATCGAAAGATGTGTTATCGCCTTTAATATTTTCTTTAAAGGAACTCTTGGTGATACGGAAACTTTACTGATTCTAAACGGAGAATAAAATGAGTTTACTTGAAAAGATTAAAAAGAATTCTACAATCAAAGATAGTTCTATTCTATCTAAATCAAAGTTGTTTACAGAAAAAGATATGATTCCAACTGCCATTCCTATGGTGAATGTTGCTTTGTCAGGAAGATTGGATGGTGGTCTTACTCCTGGTTTAACAATGTGGGCAGGTCCCTCTAAACACTTTAAGACAGCCTTCTCTTTGTTGATGGCTAAGTCCTATATGGACAAGTATGATGAATCTGTTTTGTTGTTTTATGATTCCGAATTTGGAACTCCACAGTCATACTTTGATACCTTTGGTATTGACACTGACAGAGTGATTCATTCACCAATTACTGATATTGAACAATTAAAGTTTGATATTATGGCTCAGTTGGAAAATATCAATCGAGGTGATCGTGTTATCATTGTCATTGATTCGATTGGTAATCTCGCATCAAAGAAAGAAGTTGAAGATGCTCTTGAACAGAAGTCTGTTGCTGATATGTCACGAGCAAAACAAGTAAAAAGTTTATTCCGCATGATTACACCACATTTAAATCTAAAAGATATTCCTATGGTTGTGGTGAATCACACTTATAAAGAAATCGGAATGTTTCCTAAAGATATCGTTGGTGGTGGAACAGGTTCTTACTATTCTGCTGACAATATCTTCATTTTAGGTCGTCAACAAGAAAAAGAAGGATCAGAAATTGTTGGATACAATTTCATCATTAACGTAGAGAAATCAAGATATGTTCGAGAAAAATCTAAAATACCTGTTACTGTATCTTTTGATGGTGGTATTAACAAGTGGTCTGGCCTTATGGATATCGCTCTCGAAGGCAATTTTGTAACCAAACCAAGTAATGGTTGGTATGCTAAAGTTGACCAGGAGACTGGTGAAGTCTTAGATAAGAAACGCTTTGCTGATACACAAACAGAAGAATTTTGGAGAGATATTTTAGAAAATAATTCATTCAAAGACTATGTGAAGAAAAGATATGAAATCACTTATAGCAGTATTATGGGACAAGATGACATTTTGGAAGAAGTCGAAGAAAATGAAGCTTGAAGAAGATATTGATTATAAATTCATAAACTTCAGTCATACCGAAGTTATTGGTATAGAGTTGTTAATGGAAGAATATCAAGGTACAATGTACCATTACCATAAAGTTGGTGCAGTTGAAGATGAAGGTGTAGCTAAACTTAGATTCAGTTATGTCATCATCACTCCTGGAAAACATGAGATGCAGGCCTTGTTAGAAGATGAAAATTTTCATACAATAATGGGGGATATTCTCAGTAAAATTATTTTGGATTATAAACAACATGAATCGACTGGAACAAACGATACTGAAGAATTTGATATACAATGAGGCCTATACCAGAAAAGTATTACCATTCATAAGATCAGATTATTTTTCAGACAACACAGAAAAAATTGTATTCAAAGAAGTTTTTGATTTTGTAAACAAGTATAAAAATCTTCCAACATACGAATCCCTTGTAATCAATTTTACCGAAAGTAAAACTCTTACTGGCGACCAGGTCAAAGGATCAATAGACTTACTAAAAGAACTCCACTCTAATCGAGAAGAAAAAGTCGAAGAAAAATGGCTTATTGAACAAACTGAAAAATTTTGTCAAGATAAAGCCATTTACAATGCTATCATGGAATCTGTCCAGATTCTTGATGATAGAAACAAAGGTAAAACAAAAGGAGAAATTCCAAAACTTCTGAGTGATGCCCTTGGCGTTTCTTTTGACCAACACATCGGTCATGATTACATGAATGACTACGATTCACGATATGATTTTTATCATAAAGTAGAAGCTAAAGTTCCATTCGATCTCGATATATTCAATAAAATTACAAAGGGTGGCTTACCGGTCAAAACTTTGAACATTGCTTTGGCTGGCACAGGCGTTGGTAAATCTTTATTCATGTGTCATGTGGCCGCATCTTGTTTATCTCAGGGTAAAAATGTTTTATATATTACTCTTGAAATGGCCGAAGAAAGAATTGCTGAAAGAATTGATGCAAATCTTTTAAATATTGATTTGAATGAACTGAGAACAATCAGTAAAACAGACTACGACAAAAAGTTTCAAGTATTAAGAAACAAGGCAAATGGCAAATTAATCATCAAAGAATATCCAACTGCTTCTGCCTCTGCTCTACATTTCAGGGCTTTGCTTAATGAATTGGCTCTGAAAAAGAATTTTACTCCAGAAATTATCTTCATTGATTATTTGAACATCTGTTCATCTTCTAGAATAAAACCTGGCGGAAGTGTAAACTCTTACACATATGTAAAATCTATTGCTGAAGAGCTTCGTGGCTTGGCAGTTGAATTCAATGTGCCAATTGTATCTGCAACACAAACCACAAGAAGTGGTTTTACAAACTCTGATCCAGGTCTTGAAGATACTTCAGAATCTTTTGGTTTGCCTGCAACTGCTGACTTTATGTTTGCTTTGATTACAAATGAAGAGTTGCAACAATTGAATCAAATTATGGTAAAACAATTGAAAAATCGTTATTCTGACCCAAATGATTATAAAAGATTTGTTGTGGGGGTTGACAGGGCTAAAATGAGACTGTATGATACGGAGCCTGATGCACAAAATGGAATTACAGATTCGGGGCAACCTGATGATACGCCTCCGTTGAATACATTTGGTAATCGTGAACGTAAATTTAATAAAAATTTTGGTGGTCTAAAAGTATGAGTTTGACTAAGGAACAGGCAGTTTACTGTGCAAATGTTTTTTCAAACTATTTCGATAAGTTTTCGAGAATAGATGAGTACATGAGAGAACAGAAAAAGGCTTCTATGGCAGAGAGGCCTTTTGTTTTGCCTGGTATGGGACCAGAAGAAGATTTGTTTTCCGATTTTTCTGTTTCGCCAGAGAAAATGAATTTCGAAATTGTAGAACTGCCTCAAGAGAGATGGGACATTTATTTGAATATGATTTCTTCACATTCAAACATGACCAATATTCCCGGTCGATCCCTCAGATTGGCAGTCTTAGAAACTACAACGAACAAGTGGTGTGGTTTTATTCGTCTTGGTTCTCCTGTAATTAACTGTAAACCAAGAAATGAGATGTTGGGTCAAGTGTTCACACAAGTCGATGGTGGTGCTCAAAGATTCAATCAATGTGCTATGATGGGTTTTGTGATTGTACCCGCACAGCCTTTTGGATTTAATTATCTTGGTGGTAAATTGATGGCATCTATTTGCACGACACATGAAGTTCGTGAAATGCTAAATAAAAAATACAATATGACCACATGTTTGTTTGAAACGACTAGTCTGTATGGTTCTACTAAGGCCGTATCACAGTATGATGGCATGAAACCTTATATTCGTTATAAAGGTTTGACCGACAGTGATTTTCTTCCCATGTTACATGGTAAAACTTATACAGACCTAAAAGAGTATATTGAAAATATAATTGGTGAGCCATTGGCACCAGAAAGTGCCTCTAGTAGAAAACTGAAAATATCTAATGCAATCGTTTCACATATCAATGTTGCTCTGAAGGGAACACCAGAGGGTGCTAAGTTTAAACAGACGATTGAAAATGCCAAAAATCTAAACGAACAAAAGAGATATTATGTTTCAGATTATGGATTCAGTAACATGATTGACTTTGTGAATGGTAAATCGAATACCTTGACTAAAGGTGAAAACTATGATAAATTCTATCTGAAGAATGTGATTGAATGGTGGAGAAAAAAGGCCACGACAAGATACGAAAATCTCAAAACGGAGAATCGTCTGAGAAATGATATTGAAGTCTGGACTGGCGACACTGAACTAGACATTATACGATAGGCATAAATACATAAAACTCTTTAGGAGACTTCATGAGTGTTGCTTCAGATAAATTCGAACAAGATGTAGCAAAGTCTATCAATAAACTTCCGGGAATAAAAGCCACTAGGCCAAAAGTAAGTACAGAATACTCGGATGTAAAAGTTGAATATAAAAACATAAAAACTTGGGTGGAAGTTAAAATGTCACATACTGACAATCTTTCTAACCCAAGAGTTTATTATGAGGGTGGTAAATGGAAAACTACGTATAAAACACCCACAGCCAAAGCTGCTGTAGATATCTTAAATAAGTCTGCACAGGCCAAGGCCTTTATAAAAGCTATTTCTAAATTTTCTGGCATTCCGGAAAAACAGATAAAAATTCCAACTACAAAATCCGGACTCAAAGAGCCTGGTGCTGTACCACTTCATGTTATGAAGTCTTATTTTGATCAGCCAAGTATTAACCGTTATATTGCTAATGATGAAAATAGAGACTTAGGACAATTGGTGACGGAGCATTACACAGAAGGTAAAGCTGAGCCTGCATACTACATGCAAGCAGGAGATGATTTCTATTTAATCTCAAAAACAAATCCTCTGAAGTTAACGGGTGTTCCTCTTTTAAGTGGTTCTGGTGATTTTAAAGTTCGTGTAGCGACCCGCTCTGAGTTTTATGAAGTTCAAGCAGAAATTAAAATTAAAAAAATGCCAAACAGTAAATACTCTGTAGCACCAGGCACAAAGAAAACAAATCCATTCATGAACATGAAAAAATGAAATTCACAGAATTTTTAAAAGAAGGAAAAGAAGGTAAAAACCTGCATCTGGAACATCTCGAAGATGAGGTTCTCAATGGCGGTGTTGTTGGTGCCAGAAGTGCTATAAACTTTCTACAATCTCTACGTGACATGTTAGCAGGAAAATCCTCAACTAAAATAAATGTCACAACAAAATGGGATGGATCACCAGCCATATTTGCAGGAGTTAATCCCGAAAATGGTAAATTTTTTGTTGGCACAAAAGGTGTGTTTGCTAAAAACGCCAAACTAAACTACACTGAAGAAGATATCGATAACAACCATCCTGCTGAAGGATTGAATCATAAACTCAAAGTTGCTTTAAGATATTTACCCAAACTAGGAATAAAAGGTGTTCTTCAAGGTGATATGCTTTTCACCAAAGGTGACATAAAGAAACAAAATATTGATGGCATGCAATATGCTATTTTTCAGCCAAATACAATTGTTTATGCAGTACCTTTCGATTCACCTTTGGCTTTTAAAATGATGACAGCACAATTAGGAGTTGTCTTTCATACTTCATACACTGGTAAAACCATGGAAGATATGAAGGCATCTTTTAACATTGATATTGGTCATCTAACGCATACAAAAGATGTTTGGTTCAGAGATGCTACATTTACTGATGCATCTGGTATGGCATCTTTTACCGAAAAAGAAACTGAAGATTTAACAAAAATATTATCTTCAGCAGGCAAAACATTTAACACAATAAATTCTTTGACATTAAATCGAATTGCTACAAGTGATGTGTTTAAAAATTACATCAAAACATTTAATAATGCAAAGATAAGAGCCGGTTCACAAATCAAAGACCCGAGAGCTCATACTTTAGAGTTAATTCGTTATGTAGAAGATAAATTAAACAAAGAAGTTTTATCTGCAAAAAAAGAAGATACACGAAAGAAAAGAATCAAAGAAAAAACGGATGTCATGAGATTTTTCAGAGGTTCTGCTTCCGATTTAATTCAGATATTTACACTAATGAATCTTTTAGTTGACTCTAAAAATAGAATCATTAAAAAACTTCAAGAGATGAAACAAGTAACACACACTTTCTTGAGAACAGAAAATGGTTTTAAAGTAACCGATCCAGAAGGATTTGTTGCTGTATCAACAATAACTGGTGGTGCTGTTAAACTTGTCGATAGACTAGAGTTTAGTCAGGCCAATTTTAATGCAGCAAAGGCATGGGACAAATAAATGGAAAAGAAATTTGATCTAACGGCCATCTTGGCTGAATACGACGAAGATGATTTTGGTTTTACCGCCATCGACGAAGAAGAGTATACTTCAGTAATTGCGGAAAAAGAAGAGACTGTGGAAGAATACAAAGAAAGACTAGTACAAGTTGAAAAACTTATTCTTCCGTTTTTAACCAAACTTCTCAAAACTGCGGATCAGCCAATCATCAAATGGCCAAACAGAAGGCCAATTCTTGAAGCACAGATTCAGAAGATTCTAAATTTGACAAGAGGTTAAAATTGGTAGAAATAACTTCTGGTGCTGCGAAAAAAATTAAATCTGTAATCGACGAAGAAAATCCAGATTTAAAGTTAAGAATATTTGTTCAGGGTGGAGGCTGCTCAGGATTTCAGTATGGGTTTTCAATAGAAGAATTACCCCCAGAACATGATGACTTTGTATTTGAAAAAGATGGTGTTGGTGTTATCATAGATAGTATGAGTATGCAGTATTTGAATGAAGCTGTAATCGATTATGAAGAAACGCTTATGGGATCCAATTTTAGTATTAAAAATCCTAACGTAACCGCAACTTGTGGTTGTGGTTCTTCATTTACAATCTAACATGATAAGAATACCTAGACCCAAAAAAGAAATTAGGCAAAATATAAAGCCTGATATTCTACCAAAATCTGGTGCAGGCCAATGGGGCACCAAAGAATTGGCAGACACTTATAGAAAAGATACACCTGGACAAAGTATAACTAAATTCAAAGACTACAAGACAACTAAGTAATATAATGGAGATTTGTTATGAAAGATTTGATTATTGGTGCCAGTACCAATTACGATTGGCCTAAACTAAAATACTGGATAAACTCCATCAACCAATCTGGTTTTGATGGCGATAAAGTTCTTATTCTGATGAACTGTGATGCTGACACAGTGAAAAAGGTCAGCGAAGCAGGATTTAAAATCATCGGTTTCAATCAAGACAACGAAGGCAATCTTCGTTACGAATCAAAAATTCCTGTTCATGTTGAAAGATTTGGCCACATTTATGAGTATCTAAGAAATAATGACTATCGTTATGTGATAACAACGGATGTTAAAGATGTTATCTTTCAACAAAATCCAATTGATTGGTTAGAAGCCAATCTCATTTCAAAACATTTAGTTTTTTCATCTGAAAGTATGCTTTACAAGGATGAACCATGGGGTAATCAGAATCTATATGAGACATACGGTGATTATATACACAGTATTTTTAAGCATAATGAAATTTTTAATGTTGGCGTTCTTGCTGGTCACGGCTTTGCGATACGTGATTTAGCAATAAACATTTTCTCTACTGCCATAAACAGACCTATACCAATTTGTGACCAATCTACATTTAACTTTTTAATCTCAATGCATCCATATAAAACGACCAGTCAATATTGTAGGTCAGAAGATGGTTGGGCATGCCAATTAGGTACAACAGTAGATCCATCAAAAGTAGAAAGTTTTAGGCCTTTCTTGTTGGAAGAATCGCCTATATTAAAGGATGACATTGTAACTACATCAAAAGGAAATCCTTACTACATTGTTCACCAGTACGATAGGGTTCCAGAATGGCGTAAAATTATTGAGGCGAAATATGGCTAATGCACTTGTTATATCAGGACATCTAAGAACTTTCAGAAACATCTGTGAAGAATTGAAACATTTCATTTCTTTAAATGAACTCGATGTTTATATGTACGTTTGGGATGAAGGCAATCAAGAAGATATTGATTATGCGGTAAAATATTTAAATCCAGTAAAATGGGCTGCAGAAAGAAATGAAATCTATGCACAGGAATTTTTAGATGCGGAATCTAGAATCTCTGAAAAAAATCCAAAAGATTTAATTACTCCAGATAGGAATCATGTTACTCTATCAATGCATTTTGCTCGCAGAAAAGCATTTGAGTTGATCGATAAAGAATATGATAATGTAGTTTTTACCAGATTTGATACGCATTTGTATCCTTTTAAAGTGAGAAATATGGTAGAAACTTATCCTGATGTTGTGGTCACACCTACAAATGAACAGTACGGAATGGTTTCGGATATTTTTGCCATTATTCCTTGGAAATATGCCAATAACTACTTCTTTTATCCGAGAGCAGAAAAGATACTTTCTACAAGATTCAGTAAAAAGTATAAAGAATGGCTCTCAGTAAAGTTTTGGTGGGAAAATGGTCAAAGAGATATAAAACTACATGATGAGAATCGATATTGTCCTCATATGCTGTGTATGAGAAATTACTTTGAAACAGATACGCCATACATAGTTGTAGATTTACCAGTCATGATTAAAAGGTGAAAAATGAAAATTGCATTATGTCTATCTGGGCAAGCCAGATGCTTTGACAAAGTATATGAATACGTAAAGAAAAACCTTTTAGATAAACACGATATCACTGTTTTTTGCCACGTATGGGATTTCTCTGGTGTTGAAAAGTTAAAAGAACTTTACAAGCCACAAAACATAATTGTGGAACCACCTATTACGCCAGACTTATCAAAGTACACTAGAGTTCCACCACCACAACCAAACTGGAAAGTTAAAGATCCAGCTCTTTCAACTTATGCTCAATTTTATTCGCTGAATATGGCAAATAAATTGAAGATGCAATATGAGAAAGAAAATAAAATGGTGTTTGATTGGGTCATTCGTTCGAGATATGACTTTACTTTGAATGTAGAAATTCTTTTTGAAGAATTAGACAATCAAAAACTTTACATACCGAATTGTAGAAGAACACCAGGTCGAGATTTTGGAAATGACCAGTTTGCTTTTTCTTCTTCAAGAAACATGGACAAATACTGTAATGTTTTTAACCGCATCGATGAGTTTTATGATTTAGGTACAACGATGATCGGTGAAGAGATGATGAGCATGAATTGGAAAACAACTGGCCTTGTTGGTGAGAACTTAGTTTATTGTGATATGAATCATCCTTTTCCACCAGGTCCACACAATGGAACTTGGCACTCACTAATGAGAGATGATTTTGAAAAGTGGTAAAATTAGTCAAAGAATTAAAGGGATACTCAGAGTCTAGTGTTCACTTGATGTACGATGAAAAGTTTTTTGTCAGAAAAACGGGAGATATTCATCGTAATATAGAAAGATATGATTCATTAACAAACATAGGTTTGTCTCTACCAAAAATCTACAATGTTTTTGGTAGTTATTATGATATGGAATACATCTCTTGTTTGGAGATGAAAAAATATCTGTCTATAAATCCAACAACGAACATAGTAAACTTTTTAAAAGAAACGATAGACAAACTCAAAGAAAAATCAATAGAGAAAGATTACACCGAAACATACGAAAAAAAACTTTCGTCTTTTGATTTTTCGAAATATGATTTGCCATTTACCTGTGAACAGTTAATCGATAAACTACCTAAAACTTTACCTTGGACTGAATACCATGGTGATCTTACATTGGAAAATGTACTATACGACACCAATAATTCAAGGTTTGTTTTGATTGACCCCTTGACAACCGAGTACGATTCGTATATATTTGACTTAGCGAAAATAAGACAAGACTTGGTATGTAAGTGGTTCATTCGAAATGATTCGGTATTCTTAGATTCTAAGTTACAATCGATCTATGATAATCTAAAATCATATGAGTATTTTGAAAATAATTACCTATTAATACTAATGTTGATGAGAGTATTGCCTTATACTAAAAACGAAAAAGATAAAGATTACTTGATGAACGGGGTGAAAAAGTTATGGAAATAATTATGCCATGTGCAGGACTATCTACAAGATTTCCTAATCTGAGGCCAAAATATCTTCTTACAGATTACAATAGAAGATTGATGATTGAGAGTGCAGCAAAAAACTTTATTGGAAAATATCCTGTTACAATCATCATTCTAAGAGAGCATGATGAGAAGTTTAGTGCTGTGCAAAAGTTAAGAGAAGCTTTTGGTGATGAAGTACGAATAGCCGTTTTGGAAAAACCAACTTCTGGCCCAGCAGACACAGCTTATCAAGCATTGAAGGTCATGGGAATAAATGATTCAATTCTTATAAAAGATTGTGATGGGTTTTATGATTCCGACCTTGTAGAAGGTAATGCCGTCTATGTGTCAAAACTATCTAAAAATCCAGATATTCGTAATGCGCCTGCCAAAAGTTACACCATCACAAATGAACAAGGTTTAATCACAACTGTCGTGGAGAAACAAATCGTAAGTGATAGTTTTTGTGTTGGTGGTTATCAATTCGAAAGTGCTGACGAATATATCAAGGCATTTGAAGAGTTACAGAAAAAAGATTCTGAGATTTTTGTTTCAAATATCATTGACTACATGATTTCTAATGGCAAAGTTTTTGTCGAAAAAGATGTTGAGAATTTTGTCGATGTTGGTACCGCAGAAGATTGGTTTAAGTTCAATGATAAACCAACATACTTTTGTGATATAGATGGTACATTAGTTTTAAGTAAGACGTTTCATGATGAACCTTATGAGCCTCTGATGAATAATGTGAAGGCTCTACTGAAAGAACAAGAACGTGGTTGTATGTTTGTTTTCTGCACCGCTAGAAATAACAAATATGAAGCATATACGAGACAAACATTAGATGAACTTGGATTTAAGAATTACGTTTTGGTCATGGAAACTAACCATGCACGCCGAGTGTTAATCAATGACTTTGCAAGCTCAAATCCATATCCTTCTGCTGTTGCAATTAACCTTCGTAGAGATGAAGATAATCTAGAGGAAATGTTATGAACATTATGATTACTGGTGGTGCCGGTGGTATAGGTTCTACTTTAGCTTTAATGTTGAAGAAAAAAGGTTACGATATTATTGTTGTCGATAATTTCAACAATGGCTATCCAGAAAATCTAAAACAAAATGGTGAATATTTTTGTGAAGTTTTAAACTTAGACATTCGAGAAACAAATCGACTAAAAGAAGCATTAGATTTTTATAAGACTGATGCTATTGTACATTTAGCTGCCATAACATCTTTACCTCAATGTGAATCGGATCCGGTTGAATGTATAGATGTAAATGTTGCTGGTACTGCTTCAGTTTTAAATGCTGCAAGACTCTCAAAAGGCCAAAGAGTTATTGCAGCGAGCACTTCAGCAATATATGAATGTAATGAAAAATCTGAAGCACCCTTTACAGAGAACTTAAAAGTAAATCCTAGACTGTTTTATCCCTTATCTAAGAAATTGATGGAAGAAGTAATAAAGTCCTTCATTGATAACTATGGTATGGATATCGTTACTCTCAGATTCTTTAATGTGTTTGGCCCAAGGCAAGACATTCATAGATCATCACCACCTCTAATAAATTATATTGTTAGGGAATACTATAATAAAAGACCAATGACATTTTACTCCAATGGCCTGCAACAAAGAGACTATGTTCATGTTGATGATGTTGTTGACCTGATAGAGAGATGTTTAGATAAAAACAACGATAGACTGCCCGGTGCAGTGATGAATGTTTGCACCAAAACTTTAACATCCGTTCGAGATGTTATTCAGTGTGCTGAAAAGGCTTTTGAAACGAAGTTAGATTATAGATTTGAAAAACCTAAAAAGTTTTGGAGTGGATATCCTGAACTGTATCAAGGAGTGCCTTTATCAGAAAAGACCATTGAACGGGAGGTAAATAAATTTGCTCTGGGTTCTTTCTGTAACGCCTTTTTGATAACGGGATGGAGACCTAATCAAAACATTGAAAAGTTAATGATTGAAACTATGAGACAAAATTATGAGCTTATTGCCAAATAAAAATTTAATACTACTTACCTCCGCATTGGTTCCAAACAATCAAGGCGCTGTTTCGCCAGAAGAAAGATTCAAACAAACCCTTGAGTCTATAAAATCTTTACGTAAACATTTCCCAAATGATTACATATTTTTTACAGATGGATCTTCGAATCAAATACCACAAGAATGGTTACAACAACTCCATGATTTAAAAACTCTAGATGTTATAGCCGTTTGGAATTTTGATTCTGATATTCAGGCCTTATCTTCAGCTGGCAGAAAGAGTGAGACAGAGATAGTTCTTTTACTTAAATCGATTTCATCTTTATTACAAAATCCAGATTTGCAAAAGATGATGTATTCTGTAAAAAGAATTTATAAGTTTTCAGCCAGAACTTTTTTGAATGATGATTTCGATCCGAAGGAACATGACCACTATGGTAAATACGTTTTTAAGAAAAAAATTGGTTCATGGATGATACCCACAAAACAAGCAGTCACAACAGACCATTTGTTTATTACAAGAATGTATTCGATGTGTCCATCTTTAATTCCAGATTACTGTCAGACACTTATAAAATGCTTTGAAACGGTGAACAAACATGGAATTGACACCGAGCATGCTCATCATCAACATATAGATAAGAAGTATCTTTTAGAATTAGAAAAACTACACTGTGAAGGCATTGTGGCCGGATCTGGTGCAACAGAAACTTACTGAGGTGAAAATGGATCTATGGAATTATTTTGAAAATAACACTGGTAAAAAAATTACCAAGTGGACACATTACTTTTGGGTTTATGAGAAACACTTTTCTTCTTTGAGGGATAAACCAATTAAATTACTTGAAATTGGTATTTTAAATGGTGGATCTCTACAGATGTGGAAAGAATACTTTCATCCAGATAGTTTGATCGTTGGCATTGATTTAAATCCAAGTTGTAAAAATCACGAAGATGTTGAGAACAATGTTCATGTCAGAATTGGTAATCAAGCCGATGAGAATTTCTTACAAACTTTAGTGGATGAATTTGGAGAATTTGATTTAGTCATTGACGATGGCAGCCATCACGTTGACCATGTGAACAGAACATTCCAATTCTTGTTTCCAAAAATCTCAGAAAATGGAACATACTTCATTGAAGATACTCATGCAGCATATTGGGGTTCTCATGGTGGTGATAAAAATCATCCACAATCAATCAACAATATTTCAAAAGAAATGGTCGATAAGATAAATGCGGATCATTGTCCGGCTCAAGTAGAACCTGACTGGTTTACACGAAATCTAAAGTGTATGACTGTCTATGATAGTATTGTGGTTTTTGATCGAGGCAATGTGGGAGTCAAGAAACCAATGGAAATTGGTGGGCAAAAATCAGAAGGAGTATTGATTATCAAGACCAGTTAAATACTAAATACCTCATTATAAACTGCTGCAGAGGCGGAAAAATGAGGTTTACAGAATTTCTTACTGAGAAAGCGGAAAATCATGCGGTCATGGCTTTTGGCCGTATGAACCCACCAACGACTGGACATGAGGTTCTAGTCAATAAAGTAAAAGATGTAGCTAAAAGCGTAGGTGGTTCTCACCACGTTATCTTATCCCATAGCCAAGACACCGAGAAAAATCCTCTGTCCTCGGAACAGAAGGTCAAACACGCCAAAAGATTTTTCCCTGGCACCAATATTTCAACCGCAAGTAAAGAGAAACCGACTTTCTTGCATCATGCCTCAGAACTGTACAAAAAAGGTGTTACACACCTACACATGGTCGCTGGTTCTGATAGAGTTGAAGAATATAAAAAGACCCTCCACAAATACAACGGTGTAAAGGATGCTCATGGCCATTTCAATTTCAAACACATAGAAGTTCATTCAGCAGGCGAACGTGATCCTGATGCCGAAGGCACCACAGGAATGTCTGCATCTAAAATGAGAGGACATGCAACTTCTGGTAATTTTAAAGAATTCAAAAAAGGCATTCCAAAACATGTTGCTGACCATCATGCTAAAGAACTATACAACGATGTTCGTAAGGGTATGAGTATAAAAGAATTTATAGAAATTAATGAAAGTTTCGTTGAATTATTAAACGAAGGTGTTCATGATGAATCCATTTTTAAGGCAGTTTTTTTAGCCGGTGGACCAGGTTCAGGTAAAGACTATGTTCTCAGTAATACTTTAGATGGCCATGGTCTAACAGAAATTAATTCGGATAAAGCTCTTGAATATTTGATGGACAAAGAGGGTCTGGATAAAATGATGCCAGCCTCCGAAACAGAGAAGAGAGATTTAGTTCGTGGTCGTGCAAAAAATATTACTGAACTCCGTCAAAGACTAGCACTTCTAGGTAGAAACGGTCTTATCATCAACGGCACAGGTGATGACGTAGAGAAAACAAAAAAAATTAAAGATGAGTTGGAAAAACTTGGTTATGATACTTCTATGTTATTAGTAAACACAAGAGATGAGATATCTGCAGCAAGAAATATTGAACGTGGCCAAAGAGGTGGTAGAACTGTACCAGAAACCATACGTAAAGAAAAATGGGACAATGTTCAAAATGCTCGCACAGAATATGCTAAGACGTTTGGTAATAACTACATGGAGTTTGATAACTCTGAAGATTTAAGAAGTGCTGATCCAGAAATTGTCAGAGAAAAGAAACAAGAATTACTTCAACTGTTTAAACAGGTAAAAGAATTTACTGCGGCACCACCACAATCACCAGAAGCACAATTCTGGGTTGCAAATGAGATGGACAAAAAAGACACTTTAGAAATACCAAAGGATGGTGCTGAAAAAGTTCCACACTCAGATGCCGGTGCAGCAGAAGAAGCGAGAAAACTAGGATTGCAATACTATGGATTTGGTCGATATGGTAAAGATGGTGAAGTAACTCATCGATCAGTACATGGATCTTTAGTCATGGTCACAAAACAAGAACCTAAGCAACCAAAACTTCCAACTCCAGGTTCATCACCAATCTCTGAAGATTTGCGTAATTGGTTTGATCCGAAACATCCAAAAGGTGGTTGGAAACGTATCAATAGCAAAGGTGAAGCAATTGGTCCGTGTGCTAGAGAACCCGGTGAAGCAAAACCAAAGTGTATGTCAAACGAGAAAAGAGCTAAATTAAGTAAGAAAGAAAGAGCGTCGGCTGTTGCTGCTAAGCGCCGCCATGATCCTGTTGCAGATAGATCGGGTAAAGGTGGTAAACCTGTAAATGTTTCCAATTTTGGAAAAGGTAAATTGTCTGAATCAATTACTGTTTCCATAACAGGAGATACTGTAGAAGAAGTCAAAGATTTTTTCAATAACTTTAATTCACCAGTAGAGACAACGGAACAATACGCTCTTTCAGATTCTAGAAACGATCTAATAACTCTTGGTAAATCTATGCAGCCATTTGGTGAAAAAATGGAAAATACCACAATTACAAATGACATGATTACAAATATTCAAGAAGAAAAGAAACATAATTTGTTAAAGGATAAAAACGGAACTGTTAGAGTTTTTATGTTAAGGGCAGCAGCTGCAAAAGAAGCTCACACAAAACAAGGGACAGTTCTAAAACACAAAAACGGTTATGTTGTTAAACTAAAAGAGGAAAAGGAAAATGTTGAAGCTTCTAAAAGAACTATTGGGGATTGGATCGAAGAGTCCAGAAAAACATGGACTGGAAGGAGCGACCCGAGCACCGAACGAGGACTTCTCTCAGAGAGTGGAACAATACTCGCCACCGAAAGTGGAGAAACCAGTTCAGGAGATTCAAGAAGAAAAATCTCCATCTCCGAAATCAGGTCGAAGCAGAAAGAAAAAATAGTTGAATCAATTGATAAGAACATTGAACCAGGTCTTTCTATGGCAACATCGGGTGAAAATTTAGGAAGATCGGCTACAAAAGTAAAATCACTAAAGAAGCCTTTAGAAGAATTAACTGGTGACGAAACAACCTATAGTATTGGCGCCCAAAAAGAAGATGAATTAAAGAAAAAAGGCATTGATTTAAAAACATTTAAATCTAAAAAGTTTATAGGATAAAAATGAAAACATTTAAACAACATTTAGATGAGAGATGCTGGCCAGGATACAAAGAAACGCCAGGTAAAAAAGCATATTCAAAAGGCTCTTGTGTAAAAGAAGAAGTTGAACTTGATGAAGTTGCAGCGTGGCAACGTAAAGAAGGTAAATCTGAATCGGGTGGATTGAATCGTAAAGGTATTGAATCATATCGCCGTGAAAATCCTGGTTCAAAGTTATCAATGGCTGTTACAACAAAGCCATCAAAGTTGAAGCCTGGTTCTAAAGCAGCAAATCGTCGTAAGTCATTTTGTGCCAGAATGGGTGGCATGAAACGCAGACTCACATCAGCAAAGACGGCACGTGATCCAGATTCACGTATTAATAAAGCATTGAGAAAGTGGAACTGCTAAATGGCACAATTTAGGACCGATTTAAACAAGATAGATTCAGGACAAGTATTCACTCGTTATGAAGTGAATATGATGTCTGATCGTCTATCACCATCTGGCACATTGACAGATGCGTTCGGTCGCTTACGTGTCACTCAACCATTCACGCTTTTTGATAGTTCACATAGATTTAATGATAACGGTTTATGGGTAACATCAAACACAGCAAGTAATAGTTCACATACATTCGTAGAAAATCAAAGTACAGTTGACATGACTGTTGGCACGACAGCAAATGCTGAAGTCATTCGTGAAACAACAAAAGTGTTTTCATACCAACCAGGTAAATCATTGTTGGTTATGAATACATTTGCAATGAACACACCAAAAGCAAATGTCCGTCAAAGAGTTGGATATTTTGGTCAAAGTAATGGCATTTACTTAGAGAATGATGGTAATACAAATTATCTTATAGTGAGAACAAACACTTCAAGCACAGTTACAGAGACAAGAGTAGCACAATCAAATTGGAACGTTGATAAGTTTGATGGTACAGGTTACTCATCACAAATTGGCGGACCAGAACACGCAGGCGGATTAGATGTAAGCAAAACAAATATTTTTTGGATGGATGTTGAATGGTTAGGTGTTGGTGACGTTCGTTGCGGTTTTGTCGTAGATGGAAAATTGATACCGGCACACACATTTCATCACGATAATAGAAACACTGTGCCTTACATGACAACGGCATCATTACCGTTAAGATTAGAGATAAAAAATACTGGAATAACTGCAAGCAATTCAACACTAAGTCAGATTTGCTCTACTGTAATTTCTGAGGGTGGTTATGAATTGTACGGTTCACAGCAAGCAGTGGGTACAACAATTACTGCGCCAGTAGACTTACCAACAGCAGGAACATATTATCCAGTTGTTTCAATACGATTAAAATCGAATCGTTTAGATGCGATTGTTATTCTAACCGCACTATCAATTTTAGGTATAACGAATAATGCATATTACAACTGGCAAGTAAGATCAAATGCAAACACATCGGGTGGTGGAACATGGGTAAGTGCTGGAACTGATTCTGCTGTAGAATACAAACTTGACGGTGGATCAGTTACGGGTGGTAGAATATTAGCATCTGGATTTACGGGTGCAACCACTCAAAGTATATCACCGGTTGATATTCTCAAAGAAGCATTATTCAAGTTTCAATTAGAAAGAAATAGTTTTGCAAACACAGCATATGAACTAACATTAGTCGCTTCGGCAAGTACCAACGGTGCCGACATGTATGGTTCGATGGACTGGGAAGAAGTCACAAGATAACAAAAACTAATAGGAGAGTAACATGTCAATTTTCAATGACAAAGCACTGAAAGGTGTAGCAGAAGCAGCAGCAAAAATCATGCAACAAGAAGAACTAAAAGGCAATCAACACAAGATTGATGCCAATAAAAATGGTAAGATTGATTCACACGACTTCAAACTCCTTCGTGCTAAAAAAGGTATGAAAGAGGAAGTGAAAGATGAATATGCACGTAAAGTGGACAAATATTTGAAAAAGAAATACAACAAAGAAGAAGTAGAACTTGATGAAGCATTTCCAACTGTTGCTGATGCAGCAAAAAGAATGAAAGATGCTGAGTCAAGCAAATTCGAAAAACAAAAATCTTCAAAAGGTACAATTTATACTAAGAAACATACTGAAAAGGATGCCGAGTATGAAGCACCAAAACCAGCTGGCCGCAAAAGGATGATTGGAAAAGGCTCTGATAATCCAGACCACATGAAAAAAATGAAGATGACTGAAATGTTGGAAGCTTACCAAGAAGGTGGTCTGAAAGCACTTAACTCTATGTTGGTTGTTGAAGAACCAGACAATGAGCAATTTACAAAAGAGTTTGAAGATCAGAAGGCTTCAATGGAAGGCAAGAAAAAACAGCCATCTGTTGCTGCAGCAGCAACTAAGGGCGTAAAAGAAATGCCTGAAGAAACTGATGTTGATCCGGATGATTTTATTTCAGAAACCGAAGAAGTTGAACTTGATGAGCGTACATTGACAAAGGGTGAAGCAGAAACAAAAGAAAAGTATGTAAAAGGTATGAAGAAAGGACTATCAGGTTTCAAAGCTCGTTATGGTGAACGTGCTAAGTCGGTTATGTATGCCACAGCTACCAAAATGGCTAAAAAGGATTAATTATGCCTAATTTAAGATTTAGAAAGCTACGTGAAGGTGTAGCTGAAAAATTGCATAGTAAACAGCAAGAACTTCGTAAGAAGAGTGGCTTACCTCATCCCGATTACTATAAAGAGTTGGGTAAATCTTACGATATTAAAGATGACAGTGAACGTATGGCGCATCAATCTTCTCTGAAGAAGAAGTATAGTGTCAAAGAAGAAGTGGAACATTTGGAAGAAAAGAATGTTCCAACTTCTCCAGAAAAATGGGCAAGAGCCAAAGCACAAGCAAAGGCTAAGTTTGATGTTTACCCTAGTGCTTATGCGAACGGTTGGGCTGCAAAGAAATACAAAGAAATGGGTGGTGGTTGGAAATCTGTGAGCGAACAGAAAGATGAAGGTGAATACGATTATGAAGGAGACATGGCAAAAACTCAACTGAAAACTATCATTCGAAATGCACAAGAATTACATGATATGTTAGAAGATGATGAGAACATGCCAGAATGGGTACAATCTAAAATTACCTTAGCAAAAGATTATATTGTAGTCGCTTCCAATTATATGCAAAGTGTTATGGAAGAATCTGTTGACCGTTATGGTTCTGCAGCATCTGAAACATATCAGACCAAGCCAAATAAAGAGCCAATGAAGAAGTATGGCGACACAAAAGAAAAAATTGACGAGCAACACCGTGATAAAGGCAGATTTAGACCTGTCATCCCTCATATGGTAAAGGCCTCTCATGTGGCATCACCAAGAGATAGACAATATAAAGTTGATGAAGAAAACGGTCAATCTGTAAAAGCGCAGATTGTTAAGAACGCTGCAAAGAAAAAGAAAGAAGAACCTTCAGACAAGTTTCAAGCAGATCCAGTTTTATCAACAACTATAACAAAAAATTATTAAAGTGTTTGAGGTATAAATACATTATCAAACAAATACAGATTAGGAGAAAAAAACATGTCACTATGGGGTAACTTAGACGCTGCTAACAATGCGCCAAAACAAGGTGATACTACTGGATACGGTGGAAACACCGGCTCAGTGACACCAAATACACAGGTATACTTTGCCAACAATCAGGTGGGAGCTTACATCGACAAAGCTGCTATCGGAATGTTTGGTGTAGATACAACTGAACAAGGCGTTTCTAGAACAGCTTCATCAAAAACAAGAGCTCAGCATGCCGGCTGGGTAATCAGAAAAGCAGGAACAGGCCCTGTTGTTACTATCACTGCTAACAGTGGAGCAACAGGAGTAAACAGTTCTGTTGTATTCTCTGGTGGTGGTACAAGCAATACACCAGCAACAGCAACTGTAGCTGTAAACTCCACATTCCACATTGTCAGTGTTACAGTGACAGGTGGTGGTGTTTACGAATCTACACCAACAGCTAGACCTAATACAGGTAATGCAGTTTTCACAGTAACAATGGGTGGTCGTGCTAACCGTGTTATGACTGAAACTGTTGTTGCTATGGGTTCTATGAGAGGTGATGGTTCGGATGACGCTTACTTCCCTGACGCTTAATAATGAATCTTAGAGACTATTTAAAAATGACTGGAGATAAAGTGGAAATGGAAACAGTTCCAACTCCGTCTATTTCTGAAGTAAATTTGGAAAACTTAAATAGTCGCCTATACTATGAGATGGATGAACCTTATTTGTCTCCCGAATCTGGCATACAGAGGATTCGTAGAGTGCTGCATTTATACGGACTTGATTTTCCAGCACTCTACGACCTTGAATCAGAAGGCGATGAATTGGCTGTAGATTTAACTGATAAATGGAGAATTTACATTCTATATTATTTAAAAGAAGATGCTGTTTATGAATTTTTTGCGGAAGTAGGTGATGAAAATAGGATGAATGAACTCCTTTCTGACGTAGAGGAAGAAACCGAAGAAATATAATGCTTTTTGATGATTTAAATAATGAGAATGTAATGATGTATGCAATTAAGGCCTATGAAAAACCTAATTGTATCATGAGTGAATTCAAAGATGATATGAAACGATTTAATTATCTGAAGAGATTATTTCGTAGATATCGTAAGTTGAACGAATTGAGGGAACAATTGGTATTGAATCACCTAATTGTTCTTTACAATGTTTTCGGTCCAGAAGTCGCTTCTAGACTCCTATTCTTCAAAATGTCCAAGGAAGATTATTCTGCCTTAAAGACCTATTTGTTATTTCTGAGTTGTATGCCCGAAAAAATTAAAAGTATAAAAGGACATGATATAGTTTCGTCAACGATACCTGTTGATATGAGAATAGCAGAGGCTTTAAGAAACATTAAATGAGTTGTACCATAGAAAGTTAAGGCAGATGGAAAACAAAACAAAGTCAAAACCAGTCATTGAAAGTGATGGTATGGTAGGTGGTTCTCCAGTAAACAATGTTTCTGGTGGGCAAATTGCAGGTCTTGGCGTTGGTCCACAAGGTGAACCTGGTGTCAAGAAACGCAAGACAGCAACATTCATTTCATTCATAAAGAGAAAATCAAATGTGGCTTCTTAGTTTTCTACCTACAGGGTTTTTAGAATTCATTATTAATGCTACACTAATCGGTAGTGTTATTGGTATTGTACTGGGTTTCTTTGGGAGCAAGATACCAGTTATCAGTTCTTACCTAACTCCCATCAAATATATTTCTATTGCTTTATTCTGCGTAGGGTTATACTTGAAAGGTGGCCTTGACGTAGAAGAAGAGTGGCGCCAAAGAGTAGAAGAAATGCAAGCCAAGGTAAAAAAGGCTGAAGAGCAAGCACAATTGGCCAACAAAGAGATAGAAGCAAAAACACTTGAGAAAACAAAACTCATTCGTGAAAAAGGCAAGACAAGAGTTGAATATATCAATCGTCTTGTTGAAGGTAGAACTGTAGAGATTGTCAAAGATATGACTGCTGAAGAAAGAGCAGTTTTTGAAGCAAAACAAAAAGAACTATTAGATTCAATCAAGAATTGTCCAGTACCAAAAATTATCGTAGAAGAACATAACAAAGCGGCTGAGTTAAAATGAAACTATTTGCAATTCTATCATTAGCTTTACTTACGGGTTGTTCAACACTTGTACCAGTAACAGCAAAGTTTCCAGATGCACCTAAATCATTGACTGAAAAATGTCCACCTTTGAATAAGATTGAATCAGATTCAGTTTCAATTGTAGATTTACATAAAACTGTAGTTGAAAACTATACTTTATATCATGAGTGTGCTGTGAAAGTTGAACAGTGGAATGATTGGCATGTAAAACAAAAAAAGATATTTGAGTCTGTAAAATAAGGAGAGAACATGCTAGAAACTCTATTTTGGATTTTAGTTGGTGCCTTCATAGGATGGAATTTTCCTCAACCACAATATGCTAAAGATATTCAAACAAAAATAAAATCGTTATTTGTAAAGGAATAATATGGAATTGACAAAAGAACAACTAAAAGAATTACTTCCAAAGAATCCTTACATTGACCAGTGGCACAAAGCACTGAGTCAATTGTTGCCCGATTATGAAATCAATACACCACAACGCATTGCGGCATTTATTGCTCAGTGCGCCCATGAGTCTGGTGGTTTTGTTTTTCTGACAGAGAATCTAAACTACAAAGCAGAGAGTCTTTTGAAAGTATTTCCAAAATACTTCAAAGATATGGCTACTGCAAAGGCTTACGAAAAGAAACCAGAAAAGATTGCAAACAAAATCTATGCCGACCGAATGGGTAATGGTAATGAAGCATCGGGCGATGGTTGGAAATACCGTGGTCGTGGTCTGATTCAATTGACCGGCAAAACGAACTATACATGGTTTGCAGCATCACTTGAGATTACACCAGAAGAAGCAGCCGAATATACACAAACATTTGAGGGTGCAGCACAATCAGCATGTTGGTTCTGGGAAACAAACAAACTGAATGTTGAAGCCGATAAAGGCGACATCAAAACAATGACACGCAAGATCAATGGTGGTTTCATTGGGCTAGAAGATCGTATCAAACATTACGAGCATGCTCTTCATGTGTTAGGAGTTCACTGATGAAATATTTTGTACTTCTATTGTTTCCATTGTTGGTAGCATGTGAAGAACGATTTCGTTATCCTTGCCAAGACCCAGAAAATTGGGACACACAACAATGTAAAAAACCATTTTGCAGTGCAAACGGAACTTGCCCTGAAGATTTGACACATTACGAAAAAAATAAAGTTGGTCAGCCTAATGGCATGATACCGGCACCTATCAGAGGAGAATGTAGATGATTAGAGAATTATGGTCAGGAGAAAGATATACAACTGAAGAGTTGAATGCTCGTTTGAAGTTTTTTATTGGTATTGTTTTGGGTCTGACACTTTTTGGTATCGTGTTCGTTGTTCTCTATAGTCTTATTTTTGTTACTCAGCCAATGAATGGCATGAGTCCAGTAGACAATAAGTTTTTTGAATTGATTATTCCTATTGCTACATTCTTGACAGGTACATTGTCGGGTATTATGTTGGCGGGTGATGATAAAGAGTTGAGAGCAAAAGCACTTGAGTCTGCTACAAAGCCTTATGTGCCACCTCCACCGCCACCATCATCACCAATGAACTCATTTGGTTCAATGGGTATGGCAGGTATGGGAGCAATGAGTATGCCAATGGCTGATCCGTTTGCATCATTTGCTGCTTCAGAGTTTTCTGGTTTTGGTGGTAAACCAGCACCATCACAACCACCGCATCCAGAACTATAAATGAAAGCATGGTTTCTCAGTTTATTAGCTGATGGCCATAATGGCAGTGTCAGTAGTAAGAGAGCAATAACACTGTTTGCTTTCTTACTTTGTGCTGCCTCTTTTATCGGTGAACTTTTTTGGAATACTAAAGTTACGTCACAAACTTTCGATTCTATGATGTATATCGTTATTGCAGGCCTAGGTTTTACCGCATCTGAAAAATTTACTAAAAAGGAAGAAAAATGAATTATTTACTAGCAATGATGATCGGCGTATTAGCACTAACAAGTGTTTGGGCTGCCGAGGAAAAAAAGGTTTGTGTTAAAGAGTTTGATAACAAAACTAAAAAAGAAAAGGAAGTTTGCAAGACGATCAAAGTGCATAAGAAACTAGAAGGCACAAAGATTCCTGAGAAGAAATAATGGCAATAGAAATAAAAGAAGTAGAATTGAAGGTTGACGTTGGTGTCCTGAAAACCCAAGTAGCAACATTAACTCAACTATGTGACAAAATGGATAAAGTTATCGAGAAACTTGTCGATAACCAGGATCGTATCGTCAACCAAATCTACAACGACATGAACGACCGAGAAAAAAGCACCAATTCGGATATAAAAGAGATTCACTCCAGAATTACCACAATTAGCCGTGAGCTATCTGATAAGGTAGAGCTGACTGAGCGTAGAATTATGGATGAAATAAAATCATTACGTGACCATATCACCGAACACAATAGAAAAGAGGATGATGAACTTAAAAAGTTATCCCAATGGAGATGGATGGTTGCCGGGGGTGTCGTTGTTTTTGCCTGGTTAGTGTCCAATGTTAACCTAGGATTCTTAGGCAAATTTTTTGGATAATTTGACATGAACATCAATGTGTGTTATAGTATGCAACTATGTTACACATTGACTCTAAATACATAAAACTAGTATCCGCTCGCCTTAGAAACTTTAAGCAAAAGGATGCAAATCTCTGGAATTTCTCTTGCCCAATTTGTGGCGATAGCCAAAAGAACAAATTAAAGGCAAGAGGATATGTCTATAAAAAAGGCAATGGTCTTTATTACCGATGCCATAACTGTGGGGTAGGAACAAATCTTGCGAATCTCATCAAACATGTCGACCCAGCTGTATATCGAGAATATACACTTGAAAAATATAAATCGGGACATACAGGAGAACGATATGCACCAGAAGCGTTTGATGTCCCGACGACAAGATTTGGAAAGATTGATCGAGCAAAGAGTTTCGATCATGCAGAATGGGTCGAAAAACTCCCAAGTGGACATTTTTGTCTAGAATATGTAACGAAGAGGAAAATTCCTTCTCGTTTTTACGATAGACTTTTATTCACCTCGACTTATAAGAAGTTTTGTGATAGCCTCATACCAAATCATGGCAAAAAAATTATTGACGATGCTCGTCTAATAATTCCCTTCTATGATGAACACAATGAACTTATTGCTGTTTCTGGCCGTGCATTAGAATCCTCAGAAGAAAAAATACGATACGTAACCTTACGTACCAATGATAGTAATCACAAACTTATCTTTGGTATGGAAAGATTGGACCTAAATCAACCCGTAAAAATTGTTGAAGGTCCTATAGATAGCTTATTCTTGAAAAATTGTGTTGCATCATGTGATTCTAATCTCTCTGTGACAGCAAAAAATATTTCATGTGAAAGAAAACTTTTAATCTTTGATAATGAGCCTAGAAATAAAGAAATCGTGAAATTGATGCAAGATGCAATCAATTTAGACCACAATGTAGTAATTTGGCCTGATAAAATTGCAGCTAAAGATATTAATGAGATGGTCATGAGTGGTATTTCACCGGACGAAATAGAAAATATTATAAGTAGTAACACCTTTAAAGGTCTTGAAGCACAAACTAAATTTATATTCTGGAAAAAATTATGAAAGTGTACTTGATTAGTTATTCGCAAATACCAAGAACATTAGGTGGTGGCATTGAAAAGGATTTACAAGAGTTAATATCTTTCTGTGCTAGAGTGTCAAACCCTAGCAATCAAATGAACACGGAAACAAGTGAGAAGTTAATTCGTTATTTGATTAAAAATCAGCACTGGTCGCCTCTGGAAATGGTGAGTATGTGTTTAGAAATTGAAACGACCCGTGACATTGCTCGACAGATATTGAGGCATCGATCTTTTTCTTTTCAGGAGTTTAGTCAACGCTATGCTGACCCAACTGCTGAATTGGATGATACATTTGTTTATCGTGAAGCAAGACTACAAGATACGAAGAATCGTCAGAACAGTATTGAAATAGATGATGATTATTTACAAGAAAGATGGGAAGAAGAACAAGCTTCGGTTCTTCTAAGGGTTAAACAAGCCTATAAATGGGCTATTGATAATGGTATCGCCAAAGAACAAGCCAGAGCAGTTTTACCTGAAGGCTTGACCAAATCACGTTTGTACATGAATGGAACCTTGCGTAGTTGGATCCACTACATACAACTCCGTTCCGCAAACGGCACACAGAAAGAACACATGGAAGTTGCACGTAAATGTGCAGAAGTAATCGCCAAAGTATTTCCTATGGCGAACGAATTTGTAGAAAATCAATAATAAAACTGGAGCAGAATTAATGGAAGATATCGTAAACGGAATTGTAGTAGATTATTCGAGAGATAGTTTATTCGATGAACTTGGAATTAAAAGATTAAAAGAGAGTTATATGAGAGAGACTGAAGTTTCTCCTCAAGAAAGGTTTGCATATGTTTCAAAAGCTTTTAGCTCTGATATTGAACACGCTCAACGCCTGTATAACTATAGTTCTAAGCATTGGCTTTCTTATTCTACTCCTATTCTTAGTTTTGGCCGCAGTAAGCGTGGTCTTCCTATCTCTTGTTTTCTCCCTTATCTTGATGATAGTGCGGAAGGTTTGGTCGATACTTTGTCGGAAGTAAACTGGTTATCAATGTTAGGAGGCGGCGTTGGAATTGGATTGGGTATTCGTTCTGCTGATGATAAGTCCGTTGGCATTATGCCTCACTTACGTACTTACGATGCTTCATCATTGGCCTACAGACAAGGCCGAACACGCCGTGGCTCTTATGCTACCTACCTTGACATATCTCATCCTGATATTCTTTTATTTTTGGAAATGAGAAAGCCCACGGGTGACCCCAATCTTCGTTGTTTGAATTTACATCACGGAATTAATATCACAGATAAATTCATGCAATTAATTCAAACTTGCATGGAAGATTCAAATGCTAATGATGATTGGGAACTGATTGATCCACATAACGATGAAGTTCGTGAAGTGGTTTCTGCTAAAGAACTATGGCAAAGAATTCTTGACATTCGTATGCAAACTGGCGAACCATACATTCATTTTATCGATACAAGTAATCGTATGATGCCAGAGTTTCAAAAGAAAAAAGGTCTGAGCATCAAGCAATCAAATCTGTGCAGTGAGATTATTTTACCTACAGATAAAGAGCGAACCGCAGTTTGCTGTCTTTCGTCTGTAAATTTGGAGTATTATGATGAGTGGAAAGATAATGAACTTTTTCTTCGGGACGTGGCCGAGATGCTGGATAATGTACTTCAGCACTTTATTGACAACGCTCCTGATTACATTTCTAGAGCCAGGTACTCTGCTCAGCAAGAGCGCAGCATCGGTGTGGGGGCTCTTGGTTTTCATGCTTATCTACAAAAACATAACATACCGTTTGAGTCGGCGTTAGCAACGGGTGTAAACAACAAGATGTTCAAAAATATCAGAGAGAAATTAAATGAAGCGAATGTTAAACTTGGCAGTGAACGAGGCGAAGCACCGGATGCTAAGGGCACCGGTTTACGCTTCAGCCATCTTATGGCCATTGCTCCTAATGCTTCTAGCAGCATTATCATGGGCAACACTAGCCCTTCTGTTGAGCCTTATCGTGCAAATGCCTATCGCCAAGATACTCTTTCTGGAGCACACTTAAACAAAAATAAATATCTTGATAAAATTATTCAGGAGAAATGTGATGCAGGCAAATCACTGGATTACCAAGAAGTCTGGTCAAGTATCATTGCAAACGATGGTTCCGTTCAGCATTTGGAATTCTTGGATGAATGGACAAAAAATGTGTTCAAAACTAGTATGGAGATTGACCAACGATGGGTTGTGGACCACGCCGCTAACAGACAAAGTTACATTGACCAGGCGCAATCCATTAACCTCTTTTTTAGACCTGATGTAAATATCAAATACCTACATGCCGTTCATTTTCAAGCTTGGAAACAAGGTCTTAAAACGCTTTACTATTGCCGCTCAGAGAAACTGGCGAAAGCGGATAAAGTTTCGAAAAGAATCGAAAGAAAAGTAATCGAAGAAATTGACCTGAAAGCCTTAGCAACCGAAGAAGTTTGTTTAGCCTGCGAAGGTTAAAATGCCCACCATTGCTCTATTTGTTCAACATCCTAGATGTTCAGTTCAATCGTGCAATGGTATAATCAAAGCACTTGGCTCAGATTACACCTATAAATTATTTACTAAACATGAAATCGAAAACGACTTTTTTAATTCTGTCGACCTCGTATGTTTTCCTGGCGGGGTCGGTGATGTTGATTCTTATGACACATATTTCAAGTCTCATGGGCGTCTTATCACCGACTACATCAAAAATGGTGGAAGATATCTTGGTATCTGTATGGGTGCCTATTGGGCTGGGCCTGATTATTTTAATCTTCTGTACGGAGCAAACGCCGTCCAATACATCAAACGACCGAATACTTGCACAAGGCGATCATACTCCAAAGCAATTGAATGTGACTGGAATGGCGTACCAGACAGATTCTTCTTTTATGATGGAACTGCATTTGTCGGAAATCCAGAATACTACGATGTTGTCGCCAGATACTCGAATGGTGATGCAGCAGCGATCATTCAAGGTAGAATAGGATTAATAGGTCCACATTTAGAAGCGGAAGAATTTTGGTACAACAAACCTTATCTACACAGACATTGGCATGAAGGCCGGCATCATGTTATGTTAAAAGAATTCGTGAACAAACTAATGGAAAAATAAATGGCACATTTAGTTGCAAACATACCACCAGTACACTGTTATATACGCAAAGAGTTTCTTTATGATTTTGAGAAAGGTCATGGAGATTATGAGCCTTGTATATGGGTGACACTTAAAAGCATCCGTGGTCAAGCATTTAGAATAGAGGCATACTTACCAAACTATGGCGCAATTTATGACAAACTACCTCTCCATGCGTTTGTATCACGCTCAGAGAATCTTGACCCTAAGAAGTTTTTACCTCTAGATACGTTACAGATTTGGGATTGTTTCAGTTATGACTTTACTGTAATACAAAAAGCCTTTCTGAGAAATCTAACAGCAAAGTTTTATGCTAAAGATAAACAGTTCTATCAAGGCAATTACTTGTTTACGGTAGACCATTCAGCGCCAGATTTGAATATTATTGATACAAGTTATGCTGAATGGCCAGAAGATCATAAAAGTTTCAATTTCATTGAACTAGATAACGGTCAATTTGCTGCACAGCCAAATAATCGTTGCCTGTTTTTAGATGCAGCAAGTAATCCTAAACAATTGAAGTTTCCAGACTTTAAAGTTTGCACAAAGAAATATGTTGTAGAACAAAATCCAAAATGGGCATTAGGCGACACAAATACCGTCATGTATGAGGAATGATATGAAAAAAATTATTAGATTCACCGCAGACTGGTGCGGACCTTGTAAAAGTATGGCCGCAAACTTAGGCCAAACCGATACAAGTGGCGTATCGATTGAAGTGATTGATATCGATAAAAATCCAGATATTGCCATGGAATACGGAATAAGAAATATTCCCACTTTAGTAATGGTAGATGAATCAAACAATGTAATTAAAAGAAAAACTGGTGTAATGACACCAACACAAATAAAGGAATGGATAAACGGAGATGACTAAAAAAACCGCTAGCAAACTAACAGATGAAAGATCATCGTATAAACCTTTTCACTATCCTTGGGCCTATGAATCTTGGTTGAAACATGAACAAAGTCACTGGCTTCACACGGAAGTTCCTATGGCTGAAGATGTAAAAGATTGGAAAAATAAATTAACGACAGAAGAAAAACAATTTCTTACTCATATTTTCCGTTTCTTTACACAAGGTGATATCGATGTTGCTGGTGGTTATGTCAAAAACTATTTACCATATTTTCCACAACCAGAAGTTCGTATGATGCTTCTAGGCTTTGCTGCTCGTGAAGCATTACACATTGCTGCTTACTCACACCTTATTGAAACATTGGGTCTGCCTGATGCAATGTATAATCAATTCTTAGAATATCAGGCGATGAGAGACAAACATGATTACGTACTTGATCTTAGCGCACAGAATGGCGATGTTGCTTCTACTGCTACTCATATTGCAGTATTCTCTGCTTTCACCGAAGGGATGCAATTATTCAGTTCCTTTATCATGTTACTTAACTTCCCTAGGCATGGGAAAATGAAAGGTATGGGCCAAATTGTTACTTGGTCTATCGTTGATGAAACACAGCATGCTGAATCAATGATTAAATTATTCAGAACCTACATAGAGGAAAATAAAGAAATTTGGAACGATGAATTAAAATCTAGAATTTATACCATTGCTGAGAAAATGGTTGAACTTGAAGATAAATTCATCGATTTAGCATTCCAAATGGGTTCTATGGAGAATCTAGATGCAGAAGATGTTAAGCGTTATATTCGCTATATTGCTGACCGCCGTCTTATTTCTCTTGGTCTTAAAGGGATTTTCAAGGTAAAGAAAAATCCTTTACCGTGGGTTGAGGAGATGATTAATGCTCCAACTCATACGAATTTCTTTGAGAACAGAGCTACAGATTATGCCAAAGGTGCATTGACTGGTAATTGGGAAGAAGTTTGGGGTAAAGCAGCGTAATACTAAATATAAAGTCTGATTATCTTCGATGGTCGGACTATTAAAAAAAATTCCAAATTGTGACGGTTCCGTTACACTAGAATAATTTTAGTAGTCTAACCATAGGAGATAACATGAAGAAGTTTTTAGCATCTATTCTATTAGCAGTATCTTCAGTCGTATCAGCAGCAGAATTCACTGGCGCTGGTGCGACTTTTCCATTTCCAATCTATGCAAAGTGGGCTGAAGCATATAAAGCACAAACTGGCATTGGTCTAAATTATCAATCAATTGGTAGTGGCGGTGGTATTCGTCAAATCAAGGCAAAAACAGTTGACTTTGGTGCAAGTGATATGCCACTCAAGAAAGAAGAATTGGATAAAGAAGGTCTTGTTCAATTTCCAGCAATCATTGGTGGTGTTGTACCAGTATTCAATCTTGATGGTATTGCTCCAGGACAATTGAAACTGACACCAGAAATTATTGCAAACATTCATCTTGGTAAGATTACAAAGTGGAATGACAAAGCACTTACTGATTTGAATCCTGGTTTGAATCTTCCTGCCATGAACATCACTGTAGTTCATCGTGCAGATGGTTCGGGTACTACATTCATCTGGACAAATTTCTTGGGCAAAGCAAATGCTGAGTTTGCGAAAACTGTTGGTGAAGGCACAGCAGTAAAATGGCCAACTGGTGTAGGCGGCAAAGGTAATGAAGGCGTTGCAGCCAATGTTCAACGTGTCAAAGGTGCATTTGGTTATGTTGAGTATGCATATGCTAAAAAGAATAAAATTGCATTTGCTTCGTTGAAGAATCGTGATGGTGTTTTTGTATTGCCTGATGATTCCACATTCAAAGCAGCAGCAACAAACGCCGATTGGAACAATGCACCAGGAATGTATTTGTTGCTTACATGGCAGACAGGTAAAGATGCATGGCCAGCAACAGGTGCAAGTTTTATTCTGATGCACAAACAACAAGCAGATACATTAACAGGTCGTGCAGTTCTCAAATTCTTTGACTGGTCATACAAGAATGGTGGCCAAATGTCAACAGAATTGGAATATGTTCATATGCCTGCCGATGTAATCAAGTTAGTACAAGAAAATTGGAAGAAAGACTTCCGTGGACCAGATAACAACCCAATTTGGAAATAAGGATATATCGTGAAATTATTAAAAAAACTTTCTATTGTAGTTGCTTTAGCAGCAGTGATTCCAGCATATGCTGATGAGTATAAAGACACACTGAATATTCTGAGAGAGAAGAATGTAATCACTCAACAAGAATATGAAGATAAACTCAAAGCATATGAAGAAAAAGAAGAAAACAAAAAGTTTGCTGAAAGAAGAATCGACAAAGACGTTAGCGATTCAGTCAAGTATAGACAAGCAAGAGCAAACGATGGAGCAGTCACAGAAAACGGACTTGGACTCAAATCCAAAGATGGTAACACGACTGCCCAATTTACAGGTCGATTACATATGGACTATCGACACTACACACCAGATTACGGTGTCGGTCAAACCACGGATTCGTATCAGAACCTAGCAGAAGTTCGCCGTGCTAGATTTGGTGTGCGTGGTCAGTTCAATAAAGACTTCAAGTATCAATTGCTTGCAAACTTTGGTAATGATGTTGGTGCTTCATCAAGTTCGAGTACAATGGATGAGATGTGGGTAAACTATGCCGCTAATCCTGAAATGCAATTTCAGTTTGGACTATTCAAAATGCCATTCAGTCTTGAACAAATGACCAGTTCAAACAATATTGATTTCATGGAGCGTAGTTTGATTGGGCAGAATGACAGTGAATTGATTCCTGCAAAAGAAACTGGCTTTATGTTGCATGGTGTTCCTGTGTCGGGTCTAACTTATCAATTGGCAGTTAGCCGTGGTCGTGGTAACAAAGATGCTATCAATGATAACTTTGATTACATTGGTCGTGTTACCACCAATCTAGCTGAACTTGCTGGTAATAAAGAAGTTGTTGCTCACTTGGGTGCGGCTTATAGCATTGGTACAATCAAGAGTGGTGTAACGCCATCAAGTGGTCGCACTGAAGCAAGGACACAGAGCAGTTGGTTTGTTGGTCCTGCATTGAGTGGTTCTACTGAAAGAACACGTGCAGGTCTTGAAGCAGCATTGGCATACAAAGGTGCAAAAGTACAAGGTGAATACTTTGATTTTACATATGATCCTACGACAGGTAATGACCAAAAAATCAAAGGTTACTATGTACAAGCACTTTATAATATTACAGGTGAAAATCATGCCTACAAAGATGGTGCGTTCAACTGGATCAAACCAAATAATCCTGTAGGTAAAGGTGGCAACGGTGCATGGCAAATTGGAGTTCGTGCCAGTGAGTTTGATGCCAGCAATATCACAGTTGTAGCTGGTAAAACAAATCGTGCAGTTGCTATGACATATGGATTGACATGGTTTGTAAACGACAATCTTAGATTCATGATAAATTATGTTGACACTAAATTTGATGCACTAGTCGGTAGTTCAGGCGCACGTGTAAATGGCGACAAAGCAGTATTGTTTAGAAGTCAACTAAGTTTCTAAGTAACCCTTAAAAATCGGTCACAATAATCAGGTGACTCTGGAGCCCGTAACCAGAACCCTTATGGACAAAACATATCGCAGTATCTTTATTTCAGACGTTCACCTTGGCACAAAAGATTGCAAGGCTGAAGCTCTTAATAATTTTCTCAAACACAATACTTGTGATACATTGTATCTCGTTGGTGATATCATTGATGGTTGGAAAATAAAACAAAACAAGTGGCGTTGGAAACAAAGCCACACAAATGTCGTTCGTCGTGTTTTAGGTCATGCTAAAAAGGGAACACGTGTAGTATACGTTTTAGGTAATCATGACGAATTTCTCCGACCATTTCTTCAATACAATCTAAGTTTTGGTATGTTAGAAATGGTTAATCAATGTGAGCATATCGGTGCTGATGGTAAACATTATTTGGTGATTCATGGAGATTTGTTTGATGGTATCACAAGATTAGCACCATGGCTATCATTTTTAGGAGACAGAGCGTATGATTGCATCTTATCAGTTAATAATAAATTTAATTGGATCTTACATAGAATTGGTATTGGTTATTTTAGCCTTAGTCGTTTTCTCAAGCACAGGGTAAAAAAAGCCGTAGATTTTATCTTTCAATTTGAAAAAAATCTAGCAGGTTATTGCAAGAAAAAAGGATACGATGGCGTGATCTGTGGTCACATACATCATGCAGAAATTAAAGAAATAGATGGTGTAACTTATATGAATGATGGTGATTGGGTTGAATCGTTGACAGCATTAGTTGAGCATCATGATGGTCGATGGGAAATAGTAACATGGACACAGGAGAGCGACAATGTGGTTGATGATATTGATAGCGGTGCACCTAAACGATCCAAAGGACATACCAGGAAAAATAACTCTGGAATATCCTGATCAAATTACCTGCGAGAAAAGTTTACAAAGCATGAATTACTGGTTGAAGTTTGATTCATTCAAAATAGAAGGAAAGTGTGTGAAAAAATGATAGGACTTAGCGATAAAATCACGATTGTAATACCCTGCAAGAATGAAGAAGAGTATATCCCTCATTTACTCACATCACTCAAACTACAAAAAATCGGCAAAACTAGAATCATTATTGCCGATTGTTCTACAGACAATACCCGACAAGTTATAAAAGATAATAGTGAATCTTTGAATATCGAAATCATTGAGGGTGGTCCCGTATCAATTGCTAGAAATAATGGTGCTAAATTAGTTACCACTCCTTATATTTTGTTTATAGATGCCGACGTTCGTTTTCAAGATAAGTATGTGATTCGAGATGCTGTTGATGAATTAGAATTCAACGATTTGGATTTGGTTGGTGCTAAAATATACTGTTATGATAAGGACTTGAGAGCAAGTTTTGGATTTATGATGTTTAACTTTATAAACAATATTCTCAAAAGATATAGTCCATTTGCCGTAGGTGCATTTATGCTAACACGAAGAGATAAGTTTGAAGAATATGGTGGTTTTCCTGAGAACTATACCACCTCAGAAGATTTCTTTCTCTCAAGAATGTACAGTCCCGAAAAGTTCGAGATTATCAACCACTACTTTGGACAAGATTCCCGCAGATTCAAAAAGATGGGTTACTTTGGCATGGCAGCATATCTCATCAAAAACTTCATAAATCGTAATAACAAAGAATACTGGGATAGATTAGACGGGACCAAATACTGGAACTAGTCTAAATAGATGTTTACGCCTAACATAGGGGGGGCATTATGAAACATCTATTTTCTTTTATCATGGCATTATTCCTCATCTCTTCCTCTTATGCCAGCCAGAAAGAATACACGCTGAATATTACCAAAGATGATGTAATTATTCATAATCAAAACGACTGGCATTTCGTAGTCAAGTCCGATGACTATGATATATACATTGAGAAAGGTATGCTAGGCACAAAAGGTGAAGTGGTTAGTTTTCATGCTTTTGTCCCATATCACGTTCCAGAGAAAATGTACGGCACAGATGTTCCTGTGAAAGCATTATATGTTTACGGTTCACTACACTGCGGTAAACAAAAATTGATGTTGCTCATGGACATGTATGTTGATGAGACTAATAAAATAATTTTTAGGAATACCTACGAAGTCAATACACATGTTGTTCCTCTGAATGTGCCAAATACCACACGTTTCGACATACTCAATTTGGTGTGTAAAGAATCTGTATAATAACTCGAAAGGAATTAAAATGAATGTAAAAAAATATTATATCATGCTTGCCGCTATGGCAGCATTTTTGATGTATTTTCCTTTGGTCAATATGGCCTTGGCTAAAACACCACAAGGTGTCATGTATGATGCTCAAATTCTCCGTGTAAGTGATGGTGACACGGTAGTTGTTTCTGCACCATTTTTACCACCACCATTAAAACAAGAGCTTGCTGTTCGTGTATATGGTGTTGATACTCCAGAAAAAGGCCATCGTGCTCAGTGCCCACAAGAAAATGAAAGAGGGCTACTCGCATCTAAATTTACCACTAATGCTGTCGCTAAATCAACTAAAAGACAATTCGTTCTATATGGTTGGGACAAGTTTGGTGGTCGGGTTTTAGGAGATATTATTCTAGATGGCCAAAGTCTACGAGCCATGTTGATTCAAAATGGTTTCGCTCGTGAATACTATGGTGAAGCAAAGCAGTCATGGTGTAACTAATGGCTACCATACACCATTTATGTGATGAATGTGGATCAGAATTTACAATTAAATACAATGAAGATGTATGCGAAAGTGATCCAATTCATTGTCCGTTTTGCAGCGCCTACATATTAGAATCCGAAGAATATGATGATGAAGATGATTAATTATGACATGGTATTATGACGGTGTGCCGTTTGAAGAAAGCGGCACACATTTTGGTTTTGTTTATTTGATAGAAAACCTTATCACAGGTAGAAAATATATTGGACGCAAATACTTTAGTAAAGCTGGCACAAAGCAGGTCAACGGCAAGAAAAGAAAAATACGAAAAGTTTCTGACTGGGAAACCTATTGGGGTTCCAACGAAACACTCAAAAGAGAAGTGGCCGAACTAGGCGAACATAACTTCCGCAGAACAATTCTCCACCTCTGTAAAACCAAATCTGAATGCTCTTATTTTGAATTAAGAGAACAAATGGACCGAAGGGTTCTAGAATCTGATATGTGGTACAATGATTGGGTCTCGGCGAAGATAAGAAAAGATCACCTAAAAACTATTGTGCAAAGCAACAAAACTACTAAATAGAAGGACAGTGCCTAATGGGGCTGTCTAACCTACAGGAGAAAATTATGTTTCAAGATATGTACAAAAACTACCTTATGACACCAGATGCTTTCATCGATGTCCTACAAAACACGAAGAAAAACATTTCAAATGAAATCTTCACCGATAAAACTCTAAGCAAAATTGCTTCAGACTTCATCGATGCACAAACCACTTTTGCAAAATCAATGGTTAAAATCAATACTACCTTAGCAAAACATGCTATCGAAAGTGTTTCACCAAAATCCAATTAATCATACATATGCCTTGGAGGGATCTGAGGCATATGAAAAAACCAATATCAAAAGCCGTGTCTAAAGAATATTTAAATGCGGCATCAAAAATTCAATCGTGGAATCCAATCGAAAGAAATGGTTGGCTTGTAAAGTTTTCCATATTCAATAACGACCACATTTTAATATTCTTTGTTTCAACCTATACTGGGCAAACAATTATACGCCAATTTGAATCTGAAATAGAGGCCATCAATTTCATTAATCATGTTGTAGAATTGAACCCACAATATGCTCAGCACATATAATCCATTTCAGCCAATTATAGATAATTTTAAAAATTATCCCAATAAAGTGGAAAAAGAGTTTCAGCTGAACACCCTGTACTATAAAGAAACAAAAGAGCCTTTTATCAAAGGCATTTTGGGCCATCAGATATATAAGCCAAACAATTAAAGGAGTTTATTATGCGAGTGGGATTTACTTGTTCATGTTTTGATTTACTTCATGCCGGCCATGTTCTAATGCTCAAAGAAGCAAAAGACCAATGTGATTATCTTATTGTGGGATTACAAACCGATCCAACAATAGATAGAACAACCAAAAATAAACCAATTCAAAGTGTGACCGAAAGGTTCATTCAATTATCTGCCGTAAAATATGTTGATGAAATTGTGGTTTACGAGTCAGAGGACGATTTACTCCAAATACTCAAAGCCTATAATATAGATGTTAGAATTATCGGCGAAGAGTACAAAGATAAGTTTTTCACGGGTAATGATTTGCCAATGGAAATACACTTCAATAAAAGAACCCACAAGTTTTCATCTACCGAATTGAGAAACAGGATCGTGAGTGCATATGAGACTGAGATTTACAAAAAATGAATTAAAAGATGCTAAACTACTAGCGGAAGAACTATCCACTTATGGACACCCTGAACCATTGTGTGAGCGGGCGGCAATATTAATAATGAAAATGGTAGAAGAATTAGAAAAAGAAAATTATGAACAAGTTTGATTGGTTTTTATGCGGCTTCATTGCCGCATATTTGATTTTGGCTATAGTAAAATTAAACATTATTGGAAACATTATGCAAATGTTTAAGGATTGGTGATGAGTGAATTGAAAAGTGTAGATGTTTTGATTGATGATGTAAAGAAAGATTATCCTCCAGTGGTTGACCATGCCTCAGTGATGCGTTGGAATTCTGGTGTTGGCAACAGTGTACGTGGTGTCGGCAGTATTAATGGCAATGTGACAAATGCTTCACTTGATTTAATCAAAGGCCAAATGGTCACGGCTCAAATGTCTATTGATGCCAATGAAGCCATACAAATGGATGACATTGAACTGAAAAATCGATTGATTACAAAATTAGTAAGAGAATTGATGAATGGCCATTATATTGAATTCACCAAACAGCAAGATTACGCTAGTATGGAAACAACCATTCGTGCTAGAATATTTGTAACACCCGATGAGCAAGTGCGGTTGCTTCGAATGAATCAAAAGGGCTGATAATGAGCGATACTGAATTCAAAGATATGGTCTTTGATATTGATGAGGCCTTGGCCACAATTGCAATGAAATATGAAATGCACCCATTGACCATGTCAGCCTACGTTTTAGCCCGCCTTGTTGTGGCAAATGAGTTTGTTGGTAGCCAAAAAGAATTTTCATTGGTTCTCGATAAAGCAAAAGATACGATACAAAAAAACGCTCAGCCACTACACTAAAAGGTTAAATAATAGGTATGAATAACCTATTAAAGTTTTTACCCCAGATACTAGAATCATTACCAATGGTTGCAAAGTATCTGAAATACCTTCCAATCTTAATGGTTCTGGCGGTCATAGGCTATGCTGTATACTATTTCGCCACCTCTTACCGTGATCCATATAAATGTGTAGATAATGAGGTTTACCAGCAAATAAGAATTGATTCTGGCGTTTATGTTTTCAAGGGTGGTTATTGTGTCGATGAAAAGATACAGATTGGATCACCTAAGGAAAAATAATGTCCGATGATAACGAAGATGTAAAGTCACAGCTAAGTAAATACAAACCTAAGAAAAAAAAGATGGCCGTTCCAAAAGAGTTTTTGGAGGGTGCCAATAGTTATGATGATAAACTAAACTTGGTCAAGATACTAAGTGAGCGTGAAAAGAATCGAGTGGTGTTAATTGTTCGATCAATGCTCAAAGATGCCGTAAAAAAGAAGGATAGAGTATGATGCACATTAATTTTTTGTTCTGGTGGGCAACCATGACCTTTGCCATATCAAGAGGTGATATACTTGGCATTTGCCTCGCTGGCTTTGGTTTTATGTTTATAATGGTTCTAATTGAGGAATATGAATATGTTCGAGATGAGACTACTAGCAAAATCAGACGGGAAGGCAGTCTTGCAGTACCGAGTAAAAGAAGATCCAGATCCGGTGAACAACGGCCTCTATTTTAAACACCTAGTTTGGTCAGAGTGGAAAAATGTACCCGTTTGCCATGAGGACAAACAATGACCTGGGCTCTAGTTTTTTGGCTCAGTGTGCCAACCAATTTTGTCATACACACCAATTTCTCTACTGAAAAAGAATGTATCGCCGAACAGGAGAAATGGACCAAACGATTTAATCATGTGAAATCACAATTAATTGCTGAATGTAGAAAATATGAATGAATACAAGTGGGAACGATTTGGCGAAAAACACTATTATCATAATGTAGCCACAGGCAGAATCGTAGGTGCCGTAAGCAAGATAGCACTCCAAGAAGTATGGATATCCCTAGTCTACATTGGCGAATACAGTTTTACCGTTCAAGATGAAAAACACCTAGGGCAATACATTTCACTTGATTTTGCCAAAGAAGCCACACAAAGATTTTGGGACATTCAGAATAGGACATTGTTAGAATGAACGAACAAATTAAAGCTCTGATGATTAAACATGGCCTCCACCAATATATCAGTGAGGATTGCCAACACCGTATGGAAATGCTGGCCGAGTTACTCATCCAAGAATGTATAAACTGCTGTGGTGCTCAGGCCGATAAAAAGAATATACGCCAACGATTTGGATTACCTATAGAGAGCAATATAAAGTATCCAAGTGTAGAACCACAAGGACACCATACACAATATGGCCGAAGGTATGATAAACCTAGTGTGTGAAATAGTGGAGAAAAGTGGTAAAAAGTGGTAGTAACCGAATGGGAGTATAAGATTGCCAGGAGTGTATAGGGAGAAGGATTGTCCGGCCTGCGGTGGAAAACACCGGAAAAAGGGCTTATATTGCTCCCAGGCATGCTCAAATACCTCCAGGACTTATACCAACGAAACAAAAAACAAAATCTCCAGAGGACTCAGAGAATACTATAAAACACCCGAAGGTATTGCCCTGGCCACTGTGAATAATCGCCGAGTAAATGCCGATAAGCGAGGCGAAGAGCCACCAGTAACAATAGACCAATTCGCCGTCGATATACCCGAATTACCTCCCGACCTATACGATTATACTAATTACGATAAGGCCGAGGACTGGTGATCCACCCTCCCTCTTCCGCCCTCCATTCTATACTAAAACCCAAGGCCTGTCTGTAGTTTTTATACAACAGCGGGCCTTGACTTTTACCGCATTTTCTGTATAATGGAACCATAGAAAATTATCAGGAGGACAAGATGTTTACAAAAGAACAACTAGAGGCGGCTTACAAAGATTTTAAGAATGTGGCTGTTATCGAACCTGCAAAACCTCGCAAGGGAGAGAAAACTTTCAATCTTGATAAGGCTCTCTATAATCGGCCTGAACGGCGTGGTACTGTGCGAGGTCGAGGTTATGTAAGCCCTGGTGAGCGAACCACATAACGCTTGACATTCCTGCCTATTTGTGTATAATTGGTTTTGTGATGAATTGATGAGGAGTTAATAAAATGTTTACTTTTGCTTGTGCTTCTGTTGAGGGTCTGACCCTTGCTCAAAAACGTGAAACTGTCAAGGCTCTCCGTGAGTCCATTAAGGCTGATATGGCTAATCGAAAATTGTCGAAGGCTCTAACGAAGGAGCTAAAGGCTAAGGCTCGAGTGGAGAAAGCGGCTGCTCGTGAGGTCAAAAAAGCAGAGCGAATCGCTAAGATGGAAGCGAAACTTGCGGCTCTAAAGGCACCGAAGGTTGGTGCTGCGGCTCGAAAGGCTGCACGTAAGGCAGGTCCTGTTACTGTGATGGCCCTGGGAGCCTAATATGAAACTGCTAATCACTACTCAAATTTGGGAGAATTACGCCTGGCGGGAAGATGGCACCATTGGTACTGGAGCTGATGCGTACTGGAAACCAAAGGGCGGTGGTGATTATGTGGTAAAGAATTTTAAGGACTTCGATAAGACCACAGGGGTTGTCGTGGCGCTCCGTAGTCAGATTGAAATTGATAACGATTACTTCCGTGAGCATATCCTTGACTGGGAGGTGGTGCCTGATGATTACTTGACCGAGTTTGAGCGATCCCAGCTAGAATTCGATGGCCAGATCCTGTACCCTGCTCGGGAGTTATCACTTTCATAACAAAAAATATCGCTTGACAAAACCCTCCCTTTCTGCCATAATGGCACCGTGATGAGATGATTTGGAGATTGAGATGATTGCGATTTTGATACTATTTGCGGGTTTGATAATCTGGGGCTACCTGGCTCACGGTTCTGTTACTACTTTGGGGTGATATGATGGAAACAATTGATATTATTTTCAGTGCCCTGGCCATTCTAAGTGGCCTTTACATTGTGTATGATGCTTATCTGGATAGGAGTGTATAATGTACGATAACCTTATGAGCGAAGTGAACTCCATGAAAGATTCCTGGGGCTATGATACCTTAGGTGCCTTAGAGTTTATTTTGGATAACATCGATGAGTACCCCTCTGTGGTTCGGGCTGAACTTCGCCGTTTTATGTCAGATGGAGCCCGTATGTTTGCCTCACCTACACCTTGACAGGAGATACAATGGTGGTGTCCAGTTTCGATGAGATTAACCAAGAGCTCCAGGAGCTAGCTCAGGAAGCTATTGATGCCATGGTGGAGGCTCAGTATGATGCCATGCTCGAGGAGATGTATGGCTCCGATCCAAGATGGCATGGACCTGACCGTGATGATGATGGACTTTGGTATTGGGAGAATGAATGGGAAAGCTAAAAGATAAGCTAATAATGGCTCAGGAGATGCTCGAAGATGGCTATAGTATAGATGAGGTGGCCGCCTTTACTGAGCTACCCTATGATTGGATTGCAAGTGAGTGGGAGTCCATATATGGCCCAATAGAGGTGGGGTAAAAAGCGCCAGGAACAGTTGGAAGGAGTCCTCTAAAGCAGGTCTACTTTTGTTTAAGGATCCCTTGCTGCTCCCACAAAAAGTCTCAGAGAAATTTTTTCCGGCCAGGAATTCCTCAAGGAGTCTCTGTCCACCCTTTGTCCACCCTTTGTTCATTCTTTGTCCACACTCTAAGGATACACTATGTCTATTTTCAATGATTTCCCAGGAATTCAAGTTTACGACACTGAGAATGTTTCTGTGAGCAACCCATTCTCCGGTGAGTCCATTATGTTAACCCCCGAGGAAGTCGCCGTCTATGATTATCTCAAAGGCTGCGAGATGCTCGGTGATTACATTGGTCTCCGTAAAGGTATCGATTGGTTTCTGGAGAATAATACTAAGGCCTACATGACACTACTGGATTAATATGAGAGGCTTAATTATATTTTCTATCTTCCTCTGTGGTTGTACTACCTTTCAGGAGGCACAGAAGGATATGAAGCGAGATATCGATGGATTCAAGGTTGAATTTGCTCGTGTATTTCTCAAGAAGAATATAGAAAAGGAGATTGATTGATGAATCTATACGTAGGAAATTATTGGGTACCATTTCCATCTTCCGAGTATGGTGGATCATGGGTGGCCGTAGCGGAGAATGAGGGTCAATGTGTTGACTTACTCCGTGAGGTGTGTTACTATGGAAATGACTATGAAGAGGAAATCTCGGTGGCCGTGGCAAAGGCACAGGTCTTTGAGGTCTCTGGTTTGGAAGCGCCGAGGATCGTGGACACTTTCTTTACCTAGGTGAAAAAATGTTAATGCTAATGGTAAATCTTTTCTGTGCGGTTGTTTTTTGGCGGGCAGCGGATTATTATTTTATGGAAGAGCTGAACTTCTTGGGATGGTCTTCCTTGGTGGTCTCGGCGGCCAATGCAGCGGCGTTTATGGCGAGCGTGGTATGAGTAATATTATCCCATTTCCGAAAAAAGAGGCCAATACGGCCACGGTGATTTATTCGGATTATTGGGGTATGAATAAGATACCGGTGAATGATTTACTGGCTGTTTTAGATGAGGCGAAAAAACAAAATGGACAAGATCCACAGGGCCTTGACAAAATATAAACTTTATTATTGGATTGTTAAACAATTTACAATTGTCGAATGGTTAACAATCCTTGCGGTTTTTGCAACATTCCTTTACTTTCTGACAAGCCCTTGACAACCGTGCCCATTTGTGTATAATGGAGACATGGTTAAGAGAAAAGATAAATTTGATTTGAGTGAGGCCTGCGGTTGGGTGGGTATGGTACTGATCCATGCGGCAACCCTGCCAACGAGCCTTGGTGTGATTCTAGGGTATAGTGATAAGCTCCCACCCCTGAGTATGGTGCTCATGGTGTGGTCGGGCTTGTTTCTGTTTCTGGTACGTGCATTAGGTCGGAATGACAAATTGTATATTATCAGTAACGCCGTGGGATTCTTTTTTAACAGTATTCTGTTGGCTCTGATTGTGATGAAATAAAGGAGATGAAATGAGTAATTTGGAATGGGAAATGCAAGCATACGGTGGCCCTAAGGCACAGATTTTGGAATCAATTGAGAATTCAATTAGTATGAAGCTTTCGGGTCCTGGTATGGTCGTGGCGAGTTATCTGTCGGATGCTCAGGAGATGCTTGAGTTTGATACTGAGGCTGCAAGGCAGTATATCAATATCGCTAAAATGGTAATGGTTGAGTATAACCTAGGTTTTAAAAATGCGTAAGAAGCGGAATGACCGAAATTATGTTTTATATTCGATTTGGTCTGAGGACACTGGTGATTCTTATATTGGGCTTACTGTTGCTACCGGCCGTGCTTTTCTACGTTCCGTTAAAGTACGTGTTCAGAAACATTGGTCTAGAGCTAAATGTGAATCTAAGAATTGGAAACTCTATAACTTTTTACGTGAAAACCAGCCAGAAGGCCTAAATTATTGTGTGATTGAAGTGGTACGTGGTCGTAAACCTGCTTATCAAAGGGAGCGTGAGCTCATTGCTAAGTATTCTCCAACCTTAAATACATTTTAAAATTATGGAAATCGTTTTTGATATGCGGAAAAGTGACCGCCGGGACTTAATCGAGGCGTGTATCGAGCTGTTTGCTCGTGAATTAAAGATTGAAAAGAAAAAATTCAATCTATTGGTCTTTGCCAATAAAGAAATTCGCAATGTACACAATGCTCATGGTATGGCCGTACCCTTGATTAAGGGTTGCTATGCACTTGGACTTGACCCTCGGTTGAATTTTGAGCGTATGGTCGAGATTTTGGCTCACGAAATGGTACACATTAAGCAGTTCGTGACTGGCCAGATTGAACAAAAAGGTCGCTCGACCTACTGGAAAGGCAAAAGAGTTATCAAAAGTCGAGTAAACTATTATGAATTGCCTTGGGAAATTGATGCTTGGTCAAAAGAAAAGGTCTTGGCAGCCAAGGTTTTTGGACTCTTGGACAAAAAATATGAAAAAATGCAAAAAAGTATCAAAAAAAATAGCTCAAAGGAACCTCCTATTGAAGGATTTGTTGAGTCCTAAATACAGAATTAGAATTGTTGAGAGTAAAAAGTATTATAATCGTAATTCCAACAAAAAAATAATTCAAAAGGAGTTTACGAATGAATAAAGTTGACTTTGACGGCTTCTTTTTTACGCCCGGAGAGTATGACGATGAGCTACAGTTGTCATTTTTCGAGTTTCAAAAGAAAAGGGATCGAGGTGAAAAGATAGAGCACACTCAAATGGGCGACAAATATCACATTGCCTTCTTTAAGGTAAACGATAATGGCGTCCTGGAGTTCGATGAATCGTTTGAGGCGATATTTTCTGACCCTTTGGTGTATGTTAGAAACCTTGTAGGCGGCAGATTAGGTGGTTGTGTACTTAGAAAGACAACGAAATCGACAAAATGGTTCAAAAATTACCTGAAAAAAACGAAAAACATTGTTACGATGAGCAAAGAATCTGATATTAAGACAAAACAGGAGTAATTTTATGCCCAACTGGTGCAATAATACCATTACAATTAATGCTGATGAAAAAGTTTTAGATTCTTTTGAAAACTTTTTGGAAGAAAACAATGGAAAAGGATGGTTTTCATTCTTTAGACCTATTCCGCAAGAAATTGCTGAAGGTGATGAGTGGTATGGATGGGCCTTACAGAATTGGGGTTGTAAATGGAACTGTGATGCACAAGATTGGACTAGGGATGATGAAGGAATTCATTTTTGGTTCGATTCACCTTGGGGACCGCCGATAGAATTGTATGAATTTCTAGATGATTCTGACATTAATGTTGATGCTTCATTTTTGGAAGAAGGAATGTCATTTGTCGGAAGATTTTATGAAGGTGAATCTGAAGAATATGAGTATGAAAGTGGAAATCCTGAATCTTTAGAGGATATTCCTGAATATTTGATCGAACATTGGAACCTTTACGACCTGGTCGAAGATTGGGAAGAAAGTGATGACGAGTAAAACTGATTTTTTTAACTTTTAACGGAACTGCAATTGATGAATATTGAAACAGCTGTAATTTTTCTAGCCGGATCAATCTTACTTAGCGTATCTTTGATTATTCTCGGATTATCGATACTTTTTTTGAACAATGTATTTTGTCGTTATTGGAAACCGTTCAAAGTTGCCGTATTTCACAATGTTGTAAGTGAAAAAACGGAAGTAAATGTTGAGAAAAAGGAAAAATGATCGAAAAGTGTAATATTTCTTTTTATTTTCAGCATGGCGCTTCAATTAGTATCGAGAAAAACGGAAAATATTACACTTTTGAAATTGAAAGGTTGGTTAAACAAAGATATTTCAGTTTACTCAGCGTTTCAAAAGATGAAGCTATAAAAATTATAGCAGATTCACTAAAAATAATGAAATCGCATTACGGCATCGGAGAAACCTTCGATGTTTGTGCTTTTCCTGGTCATACTTTACGTGTTCAATTTAAAACATTGGTATTAATTGAGGAAATCAAAAAATTAGTTCATGCTAAAAAGTATGTTTTATTAGACCATCACCTTTCCCATGCAGCCTGTAGTGCCTATCAATCTCCTTATACAAAAGGAACAGTCATTTCATTTGATGGCGCTGGAAATGATGGTCGATTCAACATTTATAAATTTGATGGACTGATTGAGCACATTAAAAGATTGGAAGTCCCTTCTTTTGGTAAATGTTATAGACAAATCTCATTTATACTTGAAGATATAAAGAAGGACCAAGGTGGAAAAATAAAGCCCATGGTTGGCTATGCTGGTAAACTCATGGGCTTAGTTGCTTATGGTAAAATTAGAAAAGAATGGATTGAAGGATTCACATATTTCTATAAAACCGGCAGTTTAAACGAATTAAAGTCTGCAACAGGACTGGAACATGTAAACGAAGAGGAGTTTAAAGCAAATCCTTTTTGTAAACAGTATTCGGGACAACTAGCGTATGATTTGGCTGCAACAAATCAATTTGTTTTTGAAAAAGAATTTTTTAAACTTGTAGAATCCTATGTTGACAACGATCCTATCATCATATCAGGTGGTTGCGGACTAAATGTACTACTGAATGAAGAAATACGTAAAAAATACGGTAACAAAGTTTTCGTTCCGCCGAATGTAGATGATAGTGGCATATCTTTAGGTCAGTTATTTTTAGTAAATGTACCAAATGAACAAATTGACGTAACCTATTGTGGTGCACCGATACTTGACCTGAACGAATTTGATTCACTTGCATCGGATTATGAGGTTACAGATTTGGATTTGAATGAAGTTTCTTTTTTACTGAAACAAGGTAACATATTTGGTGTAATACGAGGTAATTCTGAAGTTGGACCAAGAGCTTTGGGAAATAGAAGTATGATTTGTGATCCTTCTTTTCCCGGAATGAAAGATAAGTTAAACAAGATAAAAAATCGTGAATGGTTTCGACCATTTGCTCCAGTTGTGAGATTCGAAGATAGAAACAAGTATTTTGAATTTGATTATGAGTCCAGATTCATGTCATTTTCACCAAAAGTTCGAATTGAGTATAGAGAAAAATATCCATCGATTACCCATGTTGATGGAACGGCAAGAATTCAAACGGTGAAAAAAGAGCAGAACAGTTTTCTTTACGAATTGCTTGGATCAATGAATATTTTGTTGAACACCTCTTTTAATGTGAATGGTAATCCAATGATTACTACCGTTAAAGATGCTCTTGACATTTTGACAACAACTAGTTTAGACTTCCTGATAGTGCAGGATAAGTTGATAAAAAAATCTAAAAATACCTAAAAAAACGCTTGACAAAGCCTATATAATGGAGTATAATCTAAAAACTATGAAAAATTCACTACACATAACGACAAGCATTTGTTCCCACAGACCAAATTCAATTTGGCCTGTCGCTTATCGCCTCCAGAAAAATGGTGATGAAGGCTTTACAGGAAC